TCACGACGCTTTGACCAGCTTCCCAACACGACGGCGCAGGTACTGCTCGGTCATCTTGGGGTTGGTGTGCGCCAGCAGATCTTGAGCGGCGTTACCACCGTGTAGATCGTCGATATCGGTGCCTGCTTTGGCCCGCAGATCACGCAGTTGCCAGTTCTCACCTGCGGCCGCGCGCGCAATATCGAAGCGCCTGCGGAACTGAGCATACGTAAAGGGCAGACCGGCCTCATCGATGAGCAACTTCAAACTACGCACTTTGTGTGCCCGCTTGCGCGCCGTGATGCGCTCGATCAACTCCGCCAGTCGCCCCTCGATGATGATACGTACCTTGGCGCCGCCCTTGTTTTGCCGAATCCATAATGCACCGTTGTAGATGTCGGTTTCGGCCATTTTCAGCACGTCTGCAGGGCGCTGGCCAGTAAACAAGGCCAAGTCCAGCGTATCGCGCAGGGGCGCGCATGCTGCCTCATAAACAGCCCTGTATGCGTCATCGCGCACATACACATCACGGCCGTCTTCCTTGTATCCGGCCACGCCTGTGCACGGGTTGGACTTGGTGGTATAGCCTTCCTTCCTGCCGTAGTTCCAGATGTGAGAGAAGAGGGCCTTCTCCCGGTTTGCCCGAACACTGCCAATACCTGGTTTGGGTTTCCCCGCGGCCGCACTGCGCGCTTCGGCCTTGCGCACGCGCCATTTCAGGTATTGGCCGATGTGCTTGGGCTCGATGCTATCGATCGGCGCCGGTGGGTCATCAAAGAATTCCAGCAGGAAGTTCAGCTCGCGTAGGTTGCCGTCTCTGGTCGCTTTGCTCTTGGTCGGTAGAACATCCCGTACATAGGCCATCGCAACGTCTTTGAAGGTGACCACCACATGGCTGGCCAAGCTCGCCTGCTCGAGCTCCGCCCATTTCTGAACAGCCAGGATGTAGTTGTCGCCCAGCGGGATTTCTTTGCGCGGCTTGCCGCCCTGGTCATAGTAGTACCAGGTTTTGTCCGCCCGCCTGCGAGCCCGCATACCTGGGGGCAAGTTGGGGTTTACGGTTGCTTTGCGTCCCATATCTACCATCAACGGCTGAGTACACGGGGCACCCATGGCCCAGTGGTTGGTTGTTCTTTACGAGCTGGCTGGCCAGTAATTGCTGCTCTGCTGACCACCGGGCATCCTTTTGCGTTAAGCCAAAACGGTATGCCCATGTTGCGTAACCAGTCAACCTGGAGCGCATCCCGGCTCTTGCCACGGCTGCCCTTGGCGATACCGGTCAGCTCCCGGACTTCCTCAGCATTCAGGAATAGCGGTTCAGTGCTCATTGCTGGATCCCGAGCAGGATAGCTGTTTGCTCATCCTTGGCCACTTCGCGGATCTGGTACACGTTGCAGCGGCGATAGATCGCACGTAGCGTGTCCTGGCTGGCTTGGCACGCATCGAGCAAGCTGAGCGAGATATCGGCATCGTCCCGGAAAGCCTCGGACAACTGGCGAAACGGCACCAGATCTACATTGGGTAGCGCCAGGCGTCTGATGGCACGTTGCCAAAAGTCTGCCCAGCTCGCCAATGCGTCCGGAGCGGTGTACCACTCGCCAGCGTCATGGCCGCGCATGATCACCACCCCATCGGCGGTCTCCACCTCCCCAGTTGCCCTGATTTCTTCGAGCAGATGATCGACTGGATGAAAAGCGCGGTGTACCTCATCTGGCCGGGGTCGATCAGCTGCAGCGTAATGGCGGGGCTGCCGGCCTCGAGGCGTGCGCTGTGTTCGTTCGTTCGCACGTCGTTGCTCACGGTTCATGGACTGTTTCACCCTCACGACTCAGCGCAGCTTATGCACGGTTCTGCCGACGCTACCATCCGGCAACTGGCCGCTGCCAGCAGTAGCCGGATCCAGAAAGCCGCTTCCCTTGGCTGCACCGGTCTGCTTGATGTAGTCGACTTCCACCTTGGCGCCATTGATGATCGTCTGTGCTATGTCGCTGATTGCCTTGGCGCGCTCGATGTCCATCGTTCCCGACTTCAAGCCATCCAGGGTTTCAAACAGTTTTTCATGCAGATCTGCCATTGTTTTAGCCATTTTTCTTGCTCCAATTGTTGATTTTCCGGATCAGGGCCCCGCGCAGTTGCACGGCCGTTACTATCTCTGGCGGCAGGTTGTGCACGGTATTGCGCAGCATCAGCTCGCGCTTGGTGAGCAGCTCAAGGTTGTCGGGATGATGGTTCATTGGATTCCGATCCTTGAAACACACCGCATGCCCCTCCGGAATGGGGCCGTGGTGCAGTTCCCACACTAGGTGGTGTACGCTGACGTAGTCGAACCGGGTTGTACCGCTGTCGCGTAGCTTGACCTCGACGTACCCCTCTTTTGTCACCCGTTCTGAACCGATAGGTCGCCAGGTGTGCGGGCGATGGCCCTTCTTGAACTGCGTGGCCTCCCCGCCTAGCTGCAGTCCCTTTGTCCCTTTATTCCACGGCCGCGAGCCTTTCTGGAAACGGAAGCTGCTGCCGAGTAGGCCATCTGTCCTGCCTGATCTTGGGCCGGCATGGAAGGCCTCCGACTTTTTCAGGCCCAAGGCGTTGGCTTTACCGTAGATAACCGCCTTCGAGTGCCCCAGAATCGACACAAGGTCCTCTGCCGTCATTTCCGGATAGAGCTCGCGTAGCAGGTACGTTTGACGCGCGGTCCACTGTTTGCGCTTTGCCATCACACAACTCCTTCGATCAACAGCTCGGTTTCCACCTGGCTGCTCACTTCGTTGAAGTAGAAGAACTTGAAACGCTCTTCTGCCGGCAGCTCGCGGAGGGCGATCTCGGTCGGTTGGCCAACCCCTTCGACGTGGCAGGCCCCGTATTGCGCGATGTGCTCCGCAGCCAGCTCGTAGAGCTCGCTATGGCTGCCGATCTCCCACAGCCCCTTCCGGACCAGTTCCAGGTAGTTGTCGGTCAGGCACTCCGGTGGAAGATCGATCTCGATCACCTTGGTAATGCGTACTTCAACGGTATGCATGGCCATCGCTGGTCTCCTCGTAGGGGTGTGGTTCCTGCAGATCGGCTTTGTGTTCCATCATCCAGCCCTGCAGCATGGCTGCAGCGATGTGGTGAGCCAGGCTGTGGTCCTCGATGCCGTTACCATCAAAGGCCAGCATGACCTTTACCTGGTCGGGTCCATCGTCGGTGATCGTGATTGTGGCGTTTGCCATGGTTGCTCTCTCTATTAGTGGGGTGTAGCGGGGTTAATCTTTGCGGGTCGCGGTCATATCGTTGGATGGCGTGGCATGCAGGCCAAATCGGCGCATGTGCTCAAGGCTGAGTGCCACCATGTTGCTGACGCGGCGCATCCCGATCGTGCGTTCCACCGGGTCGCGTACGATCACGCCGGCGCTGGCCAGCTGCTTGCGGTAGACGCGATCGCTCTTCACCGGCAATCCGTTCCACTTTTCACGCAATGCGGGCTTGCCGCTGATGTGGTCCATCACATAGCTAGTGCGTGTCAGCAGCACCTCGTGGGTCCGGCCGTCTTCGTCTTTCTCGGTGTCCCAGGTGTACGGGTGGCGGAATTCGCCGGCTGAAATCTCGCTGAGCAGGATCTCGGTGATCCAGACCCACGGTTCGCGGTCGCTGCTGGACTCGCCGATGTGGTGGTTCATTTCCGCAAGCAGGCTGGCGGGCACGCCGTTCCAGTCTTCCGGCAGCCCGGCAAATTCGGCGAGCAACGCCCAAGCGGTCAGCAAGGCGGCATAGTTGGTGGTCATGCGCATGGCGCCGTCGTCTTCACCGCTGGCACGGCTGCCCTCGAAGCAGAACGCTCTGGACTCTTCGAATTTGGCCTGCACACGTCCCTTGTCCAGGCTGGCCAAGAACTGCAGCCACTCTTTCACCGGAAAGCGCGGCAGGTTCTCAGGGATCGGCTTACCCTTCTTGCCGCTCAGCTCGATGCGCACCAGTTTGCCGATCAAGCTGCGCACGGGTACGTCTTCACCGGCCAGCAGCACGGGTGCGCTGAGCAGGTATTCAGTCATGTCACCGCCACGCCTGGTCACGGTGTACTGGTAGGTTTCTTGCAGCAATCCGACCGCTTTATCGATGATGTCTTGCCGGCGAGCTGAAAGCTCCTCCCACCCGATGGGGTGGGTGGTGTGGCTTACCGAGGTCACCAGTCGGAACTCGGTCTGCAGGCTCTGGCCCGAGAGCATGGTGAATGCGATTGCCCGCTCGTACTTCTTGATCAACGTTGATTTGCCGGCGCCCTTGTTGGCCTGCATCTGCATGTGTGGCCAGAAGCCCAGGAATGGCTTCAGGTGGCCACCAAGGCCCCACGCCAACAGCAAGGTGGCAGCGTTGTCTTTCATGGTGGCGCCGAAGGCCTCGACGACCAGGCGTGCATCGTGGCGTGTGCCGCTGGGGAACAGCAGCCCGGAGTAGGGGCATTGCTTGTCGGGCTCGGTGAAATAGCAATCCGGCCCCTCGTTGACTGCCAGCCGGCCCTCGCGCCATGCCAAGCCCACGAAATTCACCGCATGCCTGGCGCCGATGCCGGAGGTCCGCTCCAGCACGTTGACCATGCGTTTGAAGTTCGCCGGCGAATAGATCGCCCCGAATTTCTCCCACTTGGTCAGGTTGTACAGGTCCTGGTCGTCATACACCCGGCGCAGCAGCTCCGTGCCATGGCGTGCGGTCTGTACGGATACGCTGAATTGCACGCGGGGCATCGCATCCGGATCACCCGTCATCGTGGCGGTGGCGGACTGGATGGTTACGCGGGACAGGCTGGCAACGCGAAAGCCGCAAAGATCGCCGAAATCCAGCTTTGGCCGCTTGTCTTCCTCTTCCTCGGTCGGCACTTCAAACTTGGTTATGACCTGGGTGAAGTCGTCTCTGACCCGAAATTTCCAGTAGGCGTGAAAGTCTTGCCCGGGGAGGTGCACGCGCCGGCGGCCGTACTTGGCCAGACCCTCTTCCTTGCCAGGTAACCCGGGAATCAACCACGGCTCGATGTATTTGAGCATCTGCCCTGTTTTCTCGGCACCGTGTGCCTGCAGGACGTCGTTGACGTCAGTGGCTTCCTCCCACTCACCCTGGTCCACCAGCAGCGCCGGGACATCGAGTACCGTCAGGCGCTCATGCAGATCCCACGCCGCCTTCAGCCCGGGGCGGAAATTGGTTTGCGGATTGACCTTGTCGGCATGGTCCAGGCAAATGCGGACCAGCTTGCCCCGCAGCCAGCTCCAATCCATCGCATTGATATTCGCTACGCCGCGTAGGGCCAGCACGGCCGTGTACCGGTCATTGGGTAATGCCGTTTCCACGGAAAGCGCATTGATGGGGCTTTCCACGATATAAACGGTCCGCGCGGCCTGCAGGCGGCGCATGTCGCTGGTCCAGATGTGTCCCAGCTTCTCGCCTTGGCACGATGTTTTGCGGCCACCGTTCATATCGGCGTCGGCATAACGGAAATCGACGGCCGCGATGGCACCGGTGCGCGCGCGCACGATGAACGCAGCAGCCGGGCCGCCATGCCCGGCCTCGCCCTGCTGCACCTTGGTGCTGGTCCAGGTGTTCCAGCCGATGCTGCCAGCCTTGAGCGCGGCCTGGATGACCTTCTCGGCGATGCCGCGCCCCTTCAGGTACTCGACCAGCGGGTCGGTTTCCTTCCGGCAGTTCTCTGCGATATGGTCCAGCAGCGTTTTTTCCTGGCGCTCTTGGGGCGTTTCAGGCTTGTCGAACTGGATGCTGTAAAGCTCATGCAGGTACTTGATCGCATCGCTGGTGTCGCTGGCTTTGCCGGCATAGACGACGAGGTCGATGATGCTGCCCTTGGCAGAATCACCGCCTTCGTTGCTCCAGTCCTTGAAGCCCCAGTCGCCGTTTTTCTGGAAAATGCTCAACGACGCGGTGCTGTCGTCGTGCGTCGGGCTGTGCCAAAGGCCTTTGCCGCCCTTGCCACGCGTCAGGCCTAGCTTTTCAGCCAGGTCTTCCATGTTGATCTGGCGTTTTAATTCTTGAATGCTTGCCATGAGTTACGCCGGTTTGAGCAGTTCGGATGGAATGAAAGGCTCATCGAGCAGCGCCGGTGCCGGGTGCATGACGTGGGCCAGGGCGTAGACGTGGCTGCCAAAGATGGCGGGTTCGCGGCGCAGCACGCCGTCTTCAATCAGGGATTCGAGTGCGATGCGCAGCAGGTAGAAGGGCAAGCCGGTCAGGCCCATCAGCCGCGGCAGGGACACATGCCCCACCTCGAATTGCTCCAGTACCTGCTGTTTCAATGCGTTTACTGCAATTTCAGACATGCGCTGCCTCGCGTTTCGGGATTACAAATGCAAGATCGGGGGTGATACCCATGCGGATTCCACTGGTGGCTGCCAGCAGCCAGATTGCTGCGGCGCCGGCGGAAATCTGCGCGGGCTGCAGCACCCACTGACCGTCATCAAGCACGGCCAGGTCTTCCACGATCCTGCTGTGACAGCCGTTATTCAGGCGCACGGGCAGCTCCGGCCGCACCGGTGTTTCGATGATGGCCAGCGCTTCCGGATACGGCACCGGGCAGCGGTCGATCAACTGCGCGAAGTCGCCGGCAAGCATCACCAGTGGCACCGCCAGCAAGCTGCCGGCATGGGCGGCTAGTGCGTGATCGAAACAGCGGTACAGCTGGCTGTTGTAGGAAAACCGTCGCAGGGCGTCGATGTGGAGCGGGCGCATGGGTGTCTCCGGTTACGCGGTGGCCAGGCTGTTCTTCCATGCAATTGCGTCCAGCAGGGCCATATCCAGTCGATCGTTGTAAAACCAGCGGAACGATTCCGGCTTGGCGCGCACGTGGCCGCCGAAGTCGGTGTGGAACAGTGTTTCGGCACGAATCAGCCATCCGTATTTCTCTTCGTCCTGCAGGACGCTGACCACTTGGGAGTCATGCAAGGTGGCCAGATTGGGTAGCTGCAGCGCCTCCGCGATGCTGGCCGGCTCCTCGTAAAGCGATTCGGCCATGGCTTCGGGCACGATCGACCACGTGGCGACGAGACCGAGCGAGAATGTGTGCTCGATGAACAGGCCAGCATCTGCAACCAGCGACTGGATCTGTTTGGCTGTCAGTAGCGGCTGGTCATGTTTCGGTGCTGCAGAGTAGTGAGGCAGGTCATTCAGGTGCATGTTGTGACTCCAGGAAAAAGGTGGACGCCGTAGCCACAGGGCAAGGCGTGCAATCGGCTGCCGGATGAGTTGGCTCGTGCGTCCATGGGTAAAGGGGTGTTGCGCCGGAGGTCAGGAAGCAGATGCGGCCGGCGTGATCGCGGTGGATCTCGCGGAACGCCCTGCAGCCGTATTCGTCCGGGTCGTCTTCGTGCACCAGGTGCACCGGATATGCGAGCTCATCGGCCACGCGCGCCAGCTCGACCAAGCGGTTTTTCCGGTCGTTTGCGATGGGCCCGGCCACGTGCACGCGCAGTTCGTGCTCGCCCACCAGCAGGATTTCGATCGTGCAGCCGGCAATGACAACGGGCGGGTTCATGAAAACAACGGATCCGCAACGCTGTACTGCCGATCCTCGTAGGTGTGGCGAGCCCGCCTGCGCTGGCGGTCCGCCTCGGTAATCTGTGAGGCGATGGCGTCGGCAGAAGCCTTGCTTGCGCTCGGCGACCGTGGCGGGTTGTAGGTCACGTTCTGCACCGGCGTGGGCTTGCGAGGTGCACGGCTCATGGCGTCACCTCCCCAGGTAACTCGCTCTTGTGGGTCCAGACGCCATCGACCCATTTGCCGTTGGCACTCAAAATCGACCAGTAATGGTCTCTGGGCTGGTGGCCATAAAGCAGGGGAGGGTTGGCCTTCAGCCAGCGCCTGACGATCTCGTACGTTAGGGCGCCAACTAGCTCGCCAGCAGCCTTATCGCCGTTCGGCACGGGATTTGCCTGTGCCACTGACCAATACATGGCGAGGTATTCGTTGGTGAGGTTGCGGAGGTCGCCGGTAGGCACTTCAATGGTGATGGTGGTCTGTTTCACGGATGAATCCCCTTCAGGAATTGACGGCGGCTCGGGCGCCCTTGCCCTTCCAGGCGTGCGGCCTCGGCCTCAAGTTCGCTCCGGCTCGGCTGGCTATACAGGCGCGAGCTGGTGGTGCTGGTCTGGCCCAGTGCGTAGGCGACCTGGTCATACGGATCCGCGGCAGTGGTGTTCGCCTTGATGCGCTGCGCCTTGGTGTGGCGGAACCAGTGCGGGCTCACGCCTGCAGGCAGGCCTGCCAGCTCGGCCCAATCAGCCAGGCGCTGCTGAAAGCTGCGCACGGCCAGCGGCGTGCCGCGGCGGCTGACCACCAGCCGGCAATCGTCGTCCCAGAGATCGCCCTGCAGGCGCATCTGGTGATCGCTGACGGTCAGCAGCTCCTTCAGCGCAGCTTGGGCATCCTTGTTCAGCAGATGGTCATGGGGCCGGCGTACAGTGCCTTGTTTGCCGGCTACGCCCTTGCGGCGATCTGCCGGCACGTAGTAGCGGCCAGCGGCCAGCCAACGACGTGCATCGCCCTTGGTGGTTTGAGCGAACTCGCCGATGCGCATGCCGGTCTCGTTCAGAAACTGCATCCAGGCCAGATCGCGCCTGGCCAGCAGATCGGCGCGCCGATCGCGCAGTGTGCGGAAGAGGTTGGTCAGCTCGGTATCGGTGAAGTCGCGGTTCATACCGAGGCCTCTTCGAGCTGGGCAGCGGGCTTCGCACGGAAAAACATGTGCGCATTAACCGGGGCGTAGATGCCTGCGTCGGACGACCAACTGCGCAGGCGGTACTGAATATCGGTGATGGATATCCCGATGCCGGCGCCGCCGACGATCAGTGCAGCATCTGCACCTGGTGTCTTGCCGGCACGCAGGATCTGCTCTTGGCCGACACGCAGCAGGTACTCAAGGGCATCTATGGCGATGCGCGTCAGCTGGAAATCATCCGCCGTGGCTTGATCGCGCGCCGGCTGCTTGCCTTGGCCCTCGGGTAGATCGTAAAAGCCGGCGCGGAGCCAGCGCTCGGCTTCGTGGCGCTTGACCTTCGCCAGCTCACCTACCCGGATGCTGGTTTCCTGCAGCAGCTGCATCCATGCCAGATCGCGCAACGCCATCGGGTTGGTACTGTCGCGCAAGATCTTGTACAGCCGGCGCAACTCTTCTTCGGTAAAGCTACGGTTCATCGGTTGAGTCCCTCTCTCAATTGCCGGATCCGCCGGCCGCGGTTGCTGTCGGCAAGCCGACGAATTTCAGGCGCGGGCCATTCCCTTCACGCGCTCCACCAGTTCCACGATCGTGCTGATGAGCTCGCTGGCCTCGCGCTCGATCACCGCTACCTCGCGCTGGGTAACAACCTGGTCGTCAAACGCCCGGACGATCGCGGTCTGCAGGTCGCTTTCTTCACGGCCCATGCGGGTAAACATTTCCAGCAGGTGCTGGTCAGCGATGAGCGTCAGGGAAGGGAGCGTGTAATAGGCGCCCCGGGTTGCCCGGCACATGGCCTGTAGCAAGCGGGTGTCGCTTGTGAGCAACGTGGCCACGATGATTTCCGGGCCGGTCAGGTGCGCTTTCTGGTCGTTCGGATTGACCTTGTTGTAAAGCGTGCTCTCGGCAACGCCCATGAGGTCGGCCAGTGCTTTTGCGCCGAAGGTATGCACCAGCTCATAGGCGGCGCGCGTGTAGTCGGGGAGGGGCTTGGGTGCCATCAGAAATTCGCCTGGATTCTCTGATGGGCTTAATGCGTCTGCATGCCGGATGCTTCCGGCATATAGCGCTCGGGGTACAGCACATGCAGTTCGGTCAGCCAGGCGACGGCGTAGAAAGCCACCAGCTTTTCAGCGAGGGCAGGACTGCAGTTTTCGTTGCCGCGCTCGAGCTGGGAGAGGAAACCGTCAGAACAGCCGACTTCGGCCGCGACCTGCTGGAGCGTTTTTTGACTTTGCTTGCGAGCGAGCCGCAAGGGTGTCGTTTGCTTGTCGGTCATTTTCTTGGCTTTACAAAGAATTTGTTAAACGAATCTTGGTATAGCAAAGATAACTTGTCAAATTTCTTTGTGCCGCCAAAATTCCGAGCAACATCAACCAGGGGAACGACCGTGCCGAAAATAGGTGCTGCGCTAAAAATGCTGCGAAAGCGCGCTGGGCTGAGCACCGTCGAAGTAGGCGAGCGGGTAGGCCTCTCAAACGGGTCGATATCGCAGTGGGAAAACGACGGCGTCAAAAGCTACGACTGCGACCGCCTGAAGGCGTTTGCCGAGCTCTACGAAGTGCAGGTGTGGGAACTGTTCAGGATCGCAGCTGCTCATGCCGCGGATGGCCGCAGGTTTGTGCTGGAAGAGCCGGTACCAGGTGATTACCTGATCGAGGACAGCCCCGACGTGGCAGAGCTGATCATGATGGTGCGGAGAATGACACCGGCGCAGAGCTCCGGATTACTGCACGCAGTGAAGATGTTGATGTCTTAAACGGGCAAGATATGAATAACTCGGATATTGAACCTGATGTAAATATTTCTGGGCTTAAGAAAGCAATAGACAAGGCCTTCAATAGAATTGAAGGCCCCAAAAAGCAACACTATGTAAATCAAGCCTATCAAAAAATCTTTTATGGGCCGGAAGGGGGGCTGGCTGTCTATGAAAAGCAGTTTCAGAATTTAGAAGAAAAGACCGCTGGACAGGTTGGTTACGAGATAGAGCTTTATGTATTCCAAGATGATTCCGGTGTTAGGCGCTATGACATTGAGCATACCTTTGCGGTTATTGAATCGCAGGCCATGCCTATTGTTAAAAAACTTGGCGCGAGCCAAGAAATTAGCCCTAGCGAACGCACCCATCTGGCTATGTATGTTGGTCTTGCCTTGCTTAGAACACCACATGCCCTTGAGGAAATCCTCCAGGCGTATAAGACTCTGGCGCCAATTTTGAGGAGTGAGGTTTTTCCGGATGAAGACGCCGCGAGAAAATTCTTTGAAGATGAAGGCGATAAACCGGTGCGAGCTGCGGAACTTGCTGCGTATATATTTGGTAGGGCAACACTTGCCCCGGGGTTGCAAGCTGCTTTTGGACTAGCTCTTCGAACGCTACCGGCCGTCTATCGCATAATTTTCGACTCAGAGTGGCATTTGCTTGAAGCCGCTAATGGGCCGTCATTCGTGATTTCGGATACCGGTATTACGTCCGTGCCTTGTAATCATGATGTGCCCAGCAATTTCGCTGATTCTGGTATGCAGCACATATTCCCACTTTCTCCGAAAATTTGCTTGGTCTTCGTAAATATAAAGAACGATGGGTTGATTAGGCATCAGACTATTAGCTCTGACCGGGTGGGGCTGATTAATGAAGCAATTGCTTTTCAGGCAAAGCGCTATGTAATGGGTCCATCGGAGGAAAAATTGAAATCGCTGGTGGATTCTCTCAACGAAAAACCGCACGATTGGCGTCCTGTTTACCCTTTGGTGGATAAATTCCTATCGCGTGCGTAGCGCGCTGAAGTCTTGACGGTGTAGGAAGTGGGGGAAACTGGCCGGGTTTGGCGCTTCAGATCATGAGCGAGCGTGCCCGGCCGGCAGGTGATTTTGAGTGGTGGGCTGTGAGCAATGATGTCGACGACCTGAAAAACAATGAGCCATATCTCATTCGCCCGGACGCCGAATTCTAGTTCGGGTCCGAAAGGGGGTCGATCCTAGGCACCCCATCCTGGGGCAAAACCATCTTGAAGTATTGTTTTAATGGCACGAAATTATTTGTCGTGTAGCTGATGACAAAGTCGATGGCCTCAAGATGAGGTGCCCATGAAAGCTCCGTCGCCCACTCTGCGGTGTTTGCCCAGTGATCGCATTTGGGGCTAGCAATAGAGACATGCTCAGTGATTGTGGAAAGTCTTGCTCCGGTTACTGCGGCACCTGTGTTGGTTAAGGTCAGGCGTGAGGTGAATGTTGGCCCTCGATTGCGACCACTATTGTTCAACCGGATGTTAGGAAGTGATTCGAGATACCGGATGTTATCCGCTTTGAGAGCCTGCTTGCGCTCATGCTCCAGGAGCTCGCGCGCGGTCTGAACTTGATGCCTCAACTCTTCCGCTTGCAGCAGTAGGGCGTCAGAGTTCAGCTTGAGCTCTTCACCCTGCTGCCTGTAGCCGATGACCAGCCAAAGGAAGGCCAATGGGGAGAAGAACCCCGCAAGAACATCCCCCCACTCGTTCAGCTGCGCCGGCAGTTTGAAGTGGTTGGGGTCGCGCGCATGGCCCAGCGCTGCAACACCGATTGCCACACCCAAGTACAAAATCGACAGCCCAACACCCCACGAGTATCCCTTTGACATGCTGCTCTCCCTGTAACCTCAGAACAGCATAGAACAGACATGTAGGGTTTGGCCTACGGTAGTTCGTCCAGCTGCACTGCTGCCGTCAAAATCGCCGTGACGCGGCCGCTGGCCAGCAGGCCCTGCAGTACCAGATAGCCCAAGACGCGGAGCAAATCCTCGTCATCAAGGTCAACGAAAGCCGCCTTGGCCAGCATGTCCATCCCATCTTCGACCACGATATCGGTCCGCTGCGCCTGGCGGATGGCGAACCGCTCCTCCGGTGTCAGCCGCTTCAGGAATGCTAGGTGGCTCATGCGTCGGCCGAGATCGGTTTGATCAGGAAAAATCAGCATCACTTGATCCTCTGGTAGTTGAGCATGTCTGTTGCCGGCGAGCTTTCAGTCGGGATGCCTAGCAATGGCTTGCAGATGTAGATCGACCCGTTGTTTGCAGCGCCCACGGCCAGGCGCTGCGTGGCTGCAACGCAGGTGAGCACACCCACGTTGGCCTGATAGTTGGCGACCAGCGTGGCAGCAGGCTTGGCCACATACAGGGTCGATGAGCCTGCGGCGATAGCCACACCGTTCACGCATGCAATGCCACGTGGCGGTGCCGAATTCGAGGCGGGGAACGTACCAGTTGCAGAGCTGATACTGGTGTTGCCGATCTTGAACGATGCGAGCCCGGCGCGGGCGCTGCCGTTGGGGTAGGTGATCAGGAATCGGTTATAGCTGACGTCGTATGCGACAGACTCGAACTGCACGCTACTGACGTCCGGGTTGATCCCGTTGCTAAATGTGGCCAGACCAGCGGAGCCGGTCAGCACGCCCGATCCACTCGCACCCCACGTGCCGACAAACAACCAATTGCCGGCATCATCTGATGCAACGTCGCGCGCCGCGATGCTGGCCCCTGCTACTGCCGGCGAGTTGGTCCAGGACAACCCGTCAGTGGAATGCCGGATCGCCCCTGCGCTGGCGAACTGGGCGCTGGACAACAGAATGAACTTACCCCCGGCAAACTTGATCCCGAATTGCGCATTGAATCCGGTCATCACGGTGAGTTCGGTCCATGTGGCACCGTCATCGGCGCTACGCCACAGGCGCGTATTTGTGCTTGCAGACACAATGATCCAGGTGCCAGCACCATCCGTTGCAACGCTGTGCAAACTGACCGAGCCTGCGCCCGGCAATGTCACTGCTGCGAATGTGCCCGCGCGGTCGGTAGACCGGGCCACTTTTGCAGAGGCGCCAATCAAAATGACGGTATCGCCGCCGATGGCCACGCCGCTGATCGATGTTGCACCCATGGTCGTGGTTGTGCCGGCTACTGCTATCCAGGTGCCAATGCCGATCCATTTGAGCGCCGGCGGGAAATTGGGCGCGGTGTCTTCAGTGGCCAGCACGCCGGAGCGCAGATAGGTGGCACCGCCAGCTATATAGAGCGGCGGTGTGACGATCGGAAACCCGACCAGTTGCCCGACCTCGATGGCGTCGCGGGCCGCATTGCGGGCGGTCAGCGCATCCAGGATCGCCTTCTTGCTCAGCGTGATGGCGTTATTGAGAAAACCGATAGGGCTAGACATTCGAAGCCGTCCTTATGTTGTTACGGTGGTCTGGCCGGTCCAGCGGACACCGCTGTACGTGTGTGTGGTGGTCTTGGTCACGCCCTGGTAGACCTCGACCTCGGTGGCCAACTGCCCGGCGCCGTTGTAGGTGTACGTTGTCACGCGGTTTTGCCCGGGCACGATCACCTCCGTGAGCACTTGCAGCACGTCGTTTGCATCAAGGGTTGGCGTGATGGAAATCGGGTCTGGCACTACATGCAGGCTCTCGGCCGCTGCCAAGGCTGTTGCCGCGCTGGCTGCTGCATTGGTTTCGCTGGTGGCCGCCGCGTTCTTGCTGGCCAGCGCCTGCGTAGCGCTGGTTGAAGCGTTGGTTTCGCTGGTGCCGGCCGCGTTCTTGCTGGCCAGGGCCTGCGTGGCGCTGGTAGCCGCATTGGTTTCACTGGTGCCGGCCGCGTTCTTGCTGGCGAGTGCCTGCGTGGCGCTGGTGGCCGCATTGGTTTCGCTGGTGCCGGCCGCGTTCTTGCTGGCGAGTGCCTGCATGGCGCTGGTTGCTGCATTGGTTTCGCTGGTACCGGCTGCGTTCTTGCTGGCGAGTGCCTGCGTGGCGCTAGTAGCTGCGTTGCTTTCACTGGTACCGGCTGCGTTCTTGCTGGCCAATGCTTGCGCAGCGCTGGTAGACGCATTGCTTTCGCTGGTGCTTGCCGCGTTCTTGCTGGCCAGGGCTTGCGCTGCACTGGTGGATGCGTTGCTTTCGCTGGTGCTTGCCGCGTTCTTGCTGGCCAGCGCCTGCGCTGCACTGGTCGATGCGGCGTCGGCATACGTGTGCGCAGTGTCCCGATAGCCGATGATCTCGGTGCGTAGCGCATTCACGGACTGGATCGTCGTCAACCACCCCTGCACCTGGGCCAGCGAGGTCGCCAGTTCGGCGCTGATCCGGCTCAGCGGCTTGACCTGTACCTGTTCGCCAGTCAGCAGCGTCAGCGTGATGGTCTCGGCGGTCGAAGTGAGCATTTCCACCATCTCGTCGAGCGTCATCTGGTACTTGGTGGTTACTTCGGCCCAGCGCGCCGCAAGATCAGCCGGCAGCGTCCCCGTAAAGTTGCGGATGATGGCGTACTGCAGGCCACTGGCCGAGGCGCCGGTATACGCGCTGGCCAGCGTCATCGCGCCATCGGCGGTCACTGCGTTGACTTCAAGCATCCCGCCGGCGACGAGCAGGATATCCCCACCCAATACCTGCAGCGCCCACGACGTACCGTGGCCGACGACGGCAGCGGAGCCGTTGACCAGGTCAATGGTGCCGGTTTTGTACCAGGTTGTAGCGGCACCCATCATTCACCTGCCTTGGGGAAATCGGCTTTGACCTGCTGGATCTGGGCCAGCATGGCGCGGGCCTCGTCGGTCACCAGTTCGACCGGCAGCGCCGCTACCAGGCGCCACAGCACGTCGAGCTGATTGCCTGGCGCCGGATAGTGGCTCTGCCGTGCGGTGCGTGTGGCTTCAGCTGCAGCGGCGCGCTTCTCTGCCGCGCTGGCGCGCCGTTTGATGCGCACGCCACCCTTGATCAGATGCACACCTGGCGTGGCATCGTCGTCATAGCGGCCTTGCCCTTGTGGCGGCACCTGCAGCGCCAGCCAGTCGGGCGGCACATGGCCACGCGACAGCACCTCGCCGGTCTGCAGGTCGTAGAACGCGAACGGCACGTGAACGGGCGGCTGCGGAATGGTGGTTTCTGGTTTGTCCATGGTTACCTCTTGAGAACGATGACGGTCAACTTGCCGTACTGCAGCGCAGCGCCTGGCGCACCGGTCGACCAGGACACGGTGTAGGTGACGCTGCCGGCAGGCGGCGAGAGATCGGTGTTGTGGTTTGCGGCTTGCTCGGACCAGCCGGAGCGGCTGTACGTCGCGCCGGTCAGCGGCGTGCCACCGCTGCTGGTGTTGAAGTAGCCCGAGCAGAACAGCACCACCACGCCGCCCGCCGGCACGCTGACGGTGATCGATGCGCTGCCCGATGCGCCACCGGTCGGCAGGCTCACCGTTGCGCCCGTGCTGACCGCGCCGTACTGCATGTTGTCCGTGGCGATGATCTGGCCGTTGACCTTGATGTTGCTGAACTCGGCATAGCCGGTGAGCAGGTTCAGGAACATCAGCCCGGTCGGCGACTGGATGACCCCGGCAGTAACGGTGCCGAGGTTGGCGGTGATCGCTGCGAGCGACGTGACGGCGAGCGAGCGGGCATAGATGCTGCCATCGACGAACAGGTTGCCGTTGATCCCTACTCCCGAGCTGCCATCGCTCAGCGTGCCGACCACGAACACTTGTTTGCTGCCTGAGCCATCCGGCATCGATACACGGAACACGTTCGAGAACACGTCAAACGAGGTACCACTGACGCCCGAGGCCAACTTGATGCCGGAGACCTTCTTGCCGTAGGGGCCGGTGTCCACGATGGTGACCGCCCACTGGCTGCCCAGGCCATCCACCGACGATTGCAGCACCGAAATGCTCGACGTGTGGTTGTTCACGCTGGTGGTCAGGTTGCTGAACTTCGTGGCCAGCGCGGTACCGGTGCCGATGTTGAGCGTCAGGATGTCGGTGATGGCGCCCGTGTTCGATCCCACTTGGCCACTCAACGTGGTGATGGCCGAGCTGGCGGCCGATATCGCGCTGGCCTGGCTGGTTAGCGTCTGCTGCACCGTGGCTTTGTTGCCGAAGTAATCGGTCTGCAGCACGGTCATTTGCGCGCTGAATGCCCAGTCGGCATTTACGCGGGCGGTCTGCTCGGTGACGATGGCTGCCGTGTTCTGGCCGACCTGCACTGCGAGCGTTTCGCGCTGCGTGGCTTCCGCCTCCAGCCCATCCGCGATCACGGTCACGTCACGGCGCACGCCTGCAACGGTATTGCCCAGGGCGCGGCGCTTTTCCCAGCCCTGTTCCTGCCCCAGCAGCGCGTAGGCTTGGGCGATGGCCAGCTTGCCCTGCTGATCGGCCGCATTGATGATCGCGCCCAGATCCACGCCTTCCAGGATGCCCAGCTTGTTCAGCTGCTCGATCAGCTCCGGCGTCAACGCTTCCGGGCCCAGCCCGCCCAGTTCCTTGATGATCTGGGTGATGTCTTGCGTGGTGACCGACACCACGCCGCTGTAATTCAGATTGTCGCGGCCGAATGCGTCGAATGCGGAGGCGCGGGCATAGTAGGTGGTGCCCAATATCAGCGGACCGCCCGACAGGCTGCCGATCTGCGCAGACGGTGTATTGCCCTCGTAAACCAGCGTAATGTCGGTGGTCGGGCAACTGGGCTCGGTCGATAGCCACAGCAGGAAGCCAAGCGTATCCGTATCTGCCGTGGTGAACTTCGCGGATACCGCCATGCCGCCGGCAGTGAGCGTCAGTGCCGGTGCTGCAGCTTGCGGGTTTTGCGCATCGAGCACGCCCCATTCACCGGCTTGCGCGAATGCATCGATGGCGCGGACTTTCACGCGCAACCAGCGCCACGGCCCGCCCTCGGCCCGCATCGCATCGAGCGAATAGCCGTACTGAGTAGCCAGGCCGAGATCCCGACGGTGTACCAGGTTGCCCGCGAAATCCTCGAAGCGGATCTCGTAGCCGGCGGCGACCGATATCGGCTCCCAGTGCACGCGCAGGCCGATGCTGGTAAACGGGCCATCCAGCTGCAGGATCACCTGTTCCGGTATGGGCCCGGTCGCGGTCGGCTCGTAGGCCAGCAGCTCTGCCGGCAGCGAGCGACGGCCGACCAGATTGAGCGCCCACACCTTCACGTCGTACTTGGCGCCAGCCTCTACCGGCTGCAGCGCCTGGCTGTTGTTCAGGGTCTCGGGTTGCTCGTCGTAATAGAGCGTGCCGGCACGGCGCCAGGCGACGATGTAGCCACGCACGCCGGGTGCGCCGCCTTGCCAGCTGGCAATCAGCCGGTTGCGGGTGGTCTGCCCGGCATCCTTGTACACCTCGTCGCGCACCGCCAGCGCGGTCGGCGTGGGCGGCAATGCGTGCAGGTCCGGCAGATTGGTGGTGTCGACCGGGCGCAACACCTGGTCTTTTTCCACGAACGAGAGCTTGTCCGGGTGGGTGCGGATTGCACTGACCTGGCGTTCGTCTTCATTGAACGCAATCACCCGGTACCGGGGCGGGTGCAGATCGTCCGACTCGGCAATGACCGGGCTTTCCAGGCGTGGCATCACTGGCTCGCTGGTGGTCACTGTGACGACGCTTTGCGCGCCGGCAAACGACGACACCGCATACACGCGCCGGGCGATCGGGTGCACGCCATAGTCGTACCACACCAGCTGCATGCCGGCAGACCAAGTCAGCGGCTCGTTCAGCGTGAACTGGTGGCCATCGATGGCCAGGATGCGGAATCCTCTTTCCTCGCCAGCCTTCAGCGGGTCGCTCACTTCGATCAGGTCACCCGGCCGCAGCACTTCGCCGTCGGCGCCAACCTTGAACGTGACCGGCTCCCACTCGGCCCAGTCCGTGTAGCACGCCCACTTGCACGCACGCAGTGCCATGGCTTCGCTGCAGATGCCCAAGCCGGCGACCGACTTCTCGCGGGTGATGCCGTACTTCTCGATCAAGCTGCGGCCACTGAACGGGTCAACGCCTTCGTAGCGCTTCACCTCGGCGCGGTAGAAGTTGGCCGGGTTCTGCCAAGTCACGCTGTAGATGGCCGCGCGGGTGGATACGTCGGTACCGGGATACTCGAAGCGGCCCTCAAATACATTGGTCGGGTTGAAGCCCGCAGACAGCTGGTCATCCGGGCGGTCCTGGCAGATCACCACGCCCGATGCACCCCAATACACCAGACCCCGGAACACCGCACTCAGCTCGGTCAGCACACGCAGCGCTTGCGTCTCGTCGGCGTAGCGGATGTTGCATGCAAAGCGCGGCTCCAACCCACCCAACCCATCTGGCACCAGCTCGTCGCAGAACTGCGCCATACGGTACAGCGCCCACTTGTTGAACAGCTCGGCCGAGAGGTAATCACCCAGCCCGCCGCGCTTTGCCAGGCTCAGGAACAGGAAATGCCAGACCGGGTTGTCGGTCCACGCCTTCTTGAACTCGCCGTTCCAGCCGCCGTTATTGGTGCCGGCACCGGTGGTGGCATAGGTGCGGGTCAGTGGGTCGTAGTTGGCGGGGATATCGATCTCGCACGATCCGCGCAGATCGATGGCGCGGTCGGGCAGGTTCGGGTAGTCCTTGGCCCTGATCCAGTACGACGCATACGCCGTGTAGGGCCAGTTGTATTTCTCCAGGAATACTTGCGTATAGCTCGACAGGAACAGGCTGGTCTGCAGACGACTGTTGCTGCTGTCCCAGGTGAGGCGGCGCACGCGCAGCGTCCACGGGTCGCTGCCTGCAGGCCGCTGCAGCGTGACGCTGAACTGGTAGGTGCCGGAGATCGCATCGACCAGCTCGATGTCGCTACGGATCGCGCATTGCTCTCCGGATACGGCGAATGCCAGCGGGTACGTGGTGTTGATGTTGGTCCCGGCCGCGCGCGTGTTGACCACGTACTCGGCCCGCAGCACTTCCAGCAGCACGCGGGTGGGCACCGTAAATGCCTTCGGCGCCAAGCTGGCCAACTCGCCACTGTCCAGGGAAACCCGGGTCTGCAGCTTGCTCGGTGCACCTGAGCCGTTGCCGCCGCCTTCACCGTTACTGCCTGGGCCAATGCCGCCAATGACGCCGCCACCATTCCCGCCAGGCGATTGCCACAGCGAGTCGGCCCCATAGGCTTGCTCACCGCCCCATTGCACCTCACCCCAGACGCCATTGATCTGTACCTGGATGCCGGCACGCAGCACCAGGCTGACCGAGGCCAGCGAATTGACGTTGCTGGGCCCATCGGCCGGAATGGTTGGGTAAGTAGCGACAGCGAAGAAACGCGCAGCAGCTGCAGCCTCGGCGCCGACCTCGATCTGGTAGCGACCATTGCCCAGTACTGCCGGTGCCGTGGCAATCCAGTCTTGCTGGTGCATCGAGCGGCTGCTGTCGGTCATGCGCAGCGCAAACCAGCCGCTGCCGGTATTGCCCTCGAATGCCAGCTTGATGGAACGCGCATCCAGCCCGCCGCCGTCGTTCTGGTAGCCCAGCCCGGGCACCTGGAACGTCAGCCGCACATAGTCAGCACTGCCGGCACTGATCGGCAGGTTGTATGGTGAGCCGTCGAAGCGGATCTCGCGGCCGTCGGGGATTTCCTGCTCCAGCGAGCTGGCGCCGACGGCACTGTCGTGCACCAGCAGCGGCTGGTCGGCGGTACCGCGCATGAACGCGAAGCTCGGCGGGTTCTCCATGCGGCCGATGGGCACCTCGCCCAGATAGACGTCCTGCATCGGGTCGCCATGCGCCAAGCCAGCGACTGGCCCCTCGGCGATCACGTCGACGACGTGCAGCCAGGCTTCGCTCTGGACTTTGCCGTCGCGCGAAATGTCTTTGATGCGCTGGCCCGTGACGACAGCAATGCCCGGCACGATCATCCGGCCGAGCACGATGGGAATCGGCAAGCCCTCGCCGTACTGGCTGACTGGTCCGCCAAAGCCATACGACGAGCCGCGATCTGCCATGTCGCTGCTGGCCGGGTGCGGTGCAAACAACTGCGTGACGCCGCCAATGATCAGCGACGTGGCCAGCCCCATGGCGGCCGCATAGCCGGTCGAACCTGCCGCAAAGATCGGGGTCGCCCACAGCGACTGGCCATAGGTGACTACGGCCAGAATCACCCCGATCGCGATGCCGACCCACTTCGATTTGGCGCCGGCCGGCTGCGGGATGAAATGGAAATCGACGTGGGCCCCGCGGTACAGCTGCAGCTCATCGATGGCCAGCGCATCCCCATCGGCCAAGATCACCCATTCGACATTGGCCCGCGCCTGCCGGCGTAGTTCCTGCTCGAACTCGGGATAGCGGGCGCACAGCGCGTTGACGGCGTCGGCCGGGTTGCTCACGGCCAGTGCGTGATGTTCCCCGAACAGTTCGCCCAGAGGCCCATGCAGATAGATGTTACGAATTTCGGTGGCGAAGGGCATGCGTCAGGGTCCGGCGCCAGACACCGTCGAACTCGTCGACGATGGAATAGCGGTTTTCAATGTGGTGGAGCAGGCGGTTATCGGTGAGCAACACGCCGCTGTGATTGCACTGGCCGGCCTGCAGGCGAAACAGCAGCACGTCGCCGTGCCGCGCCTCGCTGTGCGCGATCTCGCTGAAGCCGTAGCGGCGCAGGCGGGTGAGGAACGCGTCAGGCTCGTCCAGCTCCCAATCCGGCCGGCTGCAGCACTCGGTGCCCGGCAGCCAGATGGCCAGCTCGCTGGCGTACCAATCGCGCACCAGGCTCCAGCAATCGGCAGTGCCCCAGGCGAACGGCCGGCCGGTGTAGCGACGCCCTGCAGGGATGCAGTACCAGGCAGCGGCGCCGACGGCGTAGACGTGATGCGGCAGACGAAATGCAGCTGCTGCATCGATGTCGGCCTGACTGGGTGGCGAGCTGTCCGGATGGCTGTGCAGCACGGCGGCAATGCGGCCGGCGCGGGACGCGGCCAGCCACGTCGCCGGCGACACCTGGTAGCACTGGGTGGGCTCGGGGTGCACGTTGTCGCATGGCCACAGCGTCCAGCTGTCGCCGGCATCGATCACCAGTGCGACAGCCTCGCGCTGGCCAGCGTCACGGGCGAGCTGTTCAAAGGCAGCGCGGATCATCGGCGAGCCTGCGCTGCTGCAACGAAAATGCGTGCCGGCAGCACGGCGGTTTCGCCGAACCGGAGCTTGCAGCCGCCCTCGTTGTGGCTGCAGTTGTCCATGTCGGGCGTGCACGGCTGGTTGTACACGTCGAAATATTTGCCCGGTACCGGCACCCACCTGCAGCCGCCGCTGGTGTCTTTGTAACGCCAGGTGCAGGTGCGGGCGGTGATGCGCGAGTTGGGCATGGTGACGCCCATCAGGTCGGTCTTGCTGCCCAGGACGAGGGTGACGACCTCCCAGTTTTCGCCTTCCTTCTGCTTGATCTCCCACTGTTCCAGCGGGAAATGCGCAGCAGGATCGGCGCGCGGGTTGCCTTCGCGGAAGTTCACCGCGTCCAGGTGCCTGGTCTTCAGGCGCAGGCGGTACACCTTGCCGGTGACCAGGTCGCCGCCCAGGCTCTCCAGCATCATGGTTACCGCGCCATTGACGTTGCCGATGATCAGCTTGGGCCGGGGCATCGAGCCATCACCGGCCCACTCGAATCCGCTCGCCTGCAGGGGCACCGGTATAAAGGGCTCGTCCTGGAACACGATGGGCTCGCCGAACTGGTTGACCTGGTCTGCCCAGCGCGTGATGCCGCCGCCGAGGTGCGTGGTATCCACCAGCCACAGCGTGATATCGCCGTCCTGGTCCAGCTGCTGCAGCGATGCGAGCAGCGCCAGCTGGCTATCGTTGGGCGCTGCGCCCGGGTATTCCTGGGCGATGGTCATAGCGAATCCAGTGTGAAAGTGGCGGTCAAGCTGCCGTAAACGGCGTTGATGCGGGAGGCTTCCCACTCCTCGCAAATCCACTTGCCCGCCTGGCCCGTTGGGCTGGTCCAGAGGAACGGCGTAACGCCACCATGGGCGGTGAGGAAGGCATTGATGGCAGAAACCTCGGTCAGTTCACGCACGGTGAAGCTGAGCGGAATGCTGCGATCGATATTGTTCAGCCCATCACGGGCGCGCTGGACGAAGCCTTTGGCAAAGGGGGTCTTACGTACCCGGGCCTTGGCTTTCTCGGATTGCTTATTGTCCGGGATCCAGCTGAAGGTCTGCAGCGTCATCCCCTGATCCCCGCTGCCTTGTTGCGTTCGCGCAGGGCGATCTCTTCCCGTGCAATGCTGCGCATGTCCTTGCTCATGCGCTGGGTCATGGCTTCCCAATCGCCAGCAGATCCGGACTGCGTGGTTTCGCCGGTTTCTGCGTTCACCGTGATGGAAACGTAGACCTGGTCACCACTCCCACCGGCACCGCCATACATGGCCACGCCAAGACGGCCACCCGGGCCGCGGGTCAGCGGCATCACGGCCTCGTCGCCGGCCTCGCCCATCACGCCGAGGTTGAAGCGGCCGCCCTGGGCGAACTTGAACAGGGTGGGGCTGCTGTAGATCTGGTTGGAGAAGGTGCCGCCGTTGGCGAACGGCTTCACATCGCCGGCGCTGGCGCCAAAAGCACCGCCGTTGGCAAAGAAGCTGCCAGCGATGGCCACCATGGCTTTCTGGGCGGCGATCTTGCTCAGGTCGCCGAGGATGGACCGGGCCATGTCCCGCACGTTGAGCTTGCCGGTGGTGGTCCACTCGGCCGCGGCATCACCCAGTGTGTTGAAGGTGTTGCGGCCGAAGTCCTTCATCTGGCTGTACGCATCCTGTGCAGCGGATACGTACTCGCCCCAGCCTGCTTTCCAGCCGGCCAGCCCGTTGCCCTGGGCAGTGCCCAGGTCGTCGAATGTCGAGTTGATCTCTTCCCGGTTTCTCGCTGCTAGCGTGCGCGCTTCCTCGATCTGCTCGGTGGTCGAGCCTGGTGCGCGTTCTACATCGCGTACCCGGTTGTCCAGGCGGTTCAAGGCAATCTGCCGCTCACGCGCCAGGCCGTGCACGCCCATCAAGGCAATCTGCTCACGCAGCGCCTGGTTTTGGTCCTGCACTTGCCGGTCGGCGTCGGCCAGGCTGTCACCCCAGCGCGCATTGAGCGCTGCCTCACGGTCCTTGGCCCGGTCCACATCGGCGGCGAGGTCCAATCCGCTCTTGATGGTGAACTGGTAATCGCGCAGCGCCTGCTCAGCGGCATCGGCCGCCGTGGCTTCAGCACGAAGGTTGGCCACCTGGCTTTTGCTCAGTCCGTCGGCGCGGTTGTCCGCTTTCAGGAAGCGGTTGAGCTCGTCCTGGTTTCGCTGTGTCTTTGGATCCTGCCCGCGTTGCGCATAATCCAGTCCCTGATCCGCAGCGAGCTTCCCACTCTGCAACCGCTTCAGCAGGTCGTTGTATGCGTTCTCGGCTTGCCTTGAAGCTTTGGTCTGTTTGGCTTCGAACTCTTTATCGATGTTTGCAACAGCCTGCTTGTATTCGGCACTGTCCTTGCCAATACCGTACTGCGCCGCTTTCTCGTCCAAATCCTTCAACTTGCGGGCGTGCTTCTCTGCGCGGTTCTCCACCGTGGCGTAGTAGGTATCCCAGCCCTTTTTATTCTCTTCCCGGCGCTGCGACGATTCCCTTGACCAGCCAGCAAGCTGATCGGCAGCCGTGGTCGCGGTAGGTCCTGCACTACTGGTGCCGGCCATCGATGCCAGTTCTGGAAACTTGGCCGAGAATTTGGCGATATCCATGTTGAGCTGCCGTAACTGCTCAGCTCGGTTCCCTGATGCATCCCCCTTCGAGCCGAGCTGCAGGTTCCTGCGTTGCTCGAGCAGGTACTTCATACCGGCTTCGCCAGACTGTGGGGTGTACGAGAATGCGTTGATCGGATTGGCGAAGCGGCCCGCCGCCTTGGTTCCAGCCCACGCTTGGCCGAAGAAGCCCGACCCTTCCCGCTTCGCTTGCGCGATCGATGCTGTGAAATCATTCATCGCATCGGTGGCGATGTTCATCTGGCCCTTGATGGTGTCGCCCACGCCCGAGTCAGCAATGCCCTGCTTGAGCTGCTCCCACGCGCTGGCCATGCGATTTGTGGCGGCCTGCATGCCGTCGGCTGCAGCATTGGCGGCTTCAACAGTGTCCGCTTTGAGCTGCAACGAAAATTTTTGCAGCATGCTGATGGTCAGCTCACCTTGATCCAGCATCCTTGCCAGCTCGGAGGTGGTTACGCCAAGAGATGTAGCCATTGTCTGGTTGGCGATGGGCAACGCTTCTGCCAACTGACCCCGCCAGTCTTCTGCTGTGATCCGCCCTTTGCTTATCATCTGGGTCAACGCGAGTAGTGCCCGGCCGCTCTCCTCTGAGGACAGGCCCATGGCAGCACTGGCCCGTGCTACGCCCTCAAACACGTCCCGTGCTGCCTGCCCTTCCAACGATGATCCACGGGTTGCCGCAGCGAACTTCGCGTATGAATCAGCAGTGGAGCGGAAGTCTAGGCCTAGCCGTTGAGTCATCCCGCTGATATAGGCGTACGACTCTGCAGTGCGGGCCAGATCGTTGCCGCTTGCAAAGGAAAGGGTCGTGCGCAACTTCTCCGCATGGATTTGCGCATCGATGAGAGGTGCAGCCAGTGCAACGATGGCGGCGACGGTGATGGCAATTGTGGCTGCCAGAGCTGTGAAGGCGCCGGCAAGCCGGCTCACGAAGCCGGACGACGTTTCATGCTCACGCATTGCGGCAATCATCGGACGTGCTGAATCCGCAACGCCCAGTTGCGCCGCCTTCAGCTCGAGCAGTTGGCTGCGGGTCTTACCCAATGCCTGCGCTTCTTCCTTCAGCGACGAGATGAAGCGATCACCCTCTGTGCGGGTTTTGACGGTGGCTTTCTCGATACGGTCGATCTCGGCAGTGACTTGCCGTGCTTCACCTACAAAGCCGCTGCCGTCCGCCTTGATGCGTATGCCGATCGTTTGTTCGCTCATGCGTCGTTCAATCCGAGTGGTTCAAAAGGGGCAGGGCTACGGCTTCCATCAGCTGCAGGTCCTGGGTCAATTGGCGGTGCTGGTGCCGGGGTATGTGCAGCAGCTGGAACAGCGCCTGGATGGCAATGAGGTCAATGCCCTGGAACTGGATGCCGCCGAAACCCACCAGTACGCGCCACTGGGTGCGCAGCCGCAGGAACAAATCCAGTGCCCGGGCGTTGTCCGGCCAGATAACGTATTCCTCTGGCTCGGCCGGATCCGTTTCACGCTGCACCATGGCAATTTCCCGGGGAGAGAGGCCAAGGCCCCGCAGGGCCTCGGCTTCTGCCGCCAGTTCTTTCGGTGGGCGCTTGGGGCGGACCGGTGTGCCAGCCCAGTGGCGGGCCGCCCCGATCAGTTTCCCCGGCGGCCCTCGCCGGCCAGCGTGGCGAAAAACGCCCTGGTGATGGCCTTGCGGGCATAAGTGACGTTGAGCAGGCTGGTTTTCAGTTCATCGGAGTACGGCATGGGGTTGCCGGCGTGGTCCTGAATCCGGTCTGCGCCCACTATGTATTTCTCGATCAGGTCCGGTGCGTCTTCGTCTTGGCGGGCCAGCACCTGGTCAACTTCGTCCTGCAGGGGCAGCTCGAACGTCACATCGATTTCATGCTTCCGGACGGTGCCGCCGTCCTGCGGTACCGGGATCGATACCGGTACGGAGACCTTCAGGCGCTCATCGGGTTTGGGGAGCTTGAACATGGTTTTTCCTTTGAGAGTGGGCAGGGATTGACCCGCTTACTGCGAGCGGATGAAGAAATCGTTGTTGCCGGTGGGGCCGTGCGTGAACTTCAGGGCCAGCTTCAGCGCCACGTCTTTGTCGCGGTCTTCGTAGCTGGCGCCGGTCACCTGCAGGTAGTTGCTGTTCACGTTCACCTGGTTGCCCTCGGTGGTGCCGTGCAGGAACGAGAAGGCGCCGACGGTGGCCAGGCGCACCGCATCGAAGAAGTTGTAACTGTTGAGGTCCGGATCCGGGATCACGATCGACCCCACCGGTGCGCGATCGGTGATCACCACGTCTTCCCTGCCAGGCAGGTCGCGGTGCACCACGGTGTTGGCCAGCTGCATCTCGAACTCGTAGAACGGGGTATTCAGCCCGTGCACGTTCGCCATGCTGGTATTGGCCTTGTTGACGCCCTCCGGCTTTTGCCAGGCGCTCAGGTCCAGCGTGCCGGGTGGTGGGGCAGTGGCGATGCCGCCATACAGCGCCGTGTATTTCACGCCCATCACCGGTAGCTTGCCGGCGGCAACCGAGATCTTGGTCATGTCGCCGCGGGCGCCCAGCAACTTGTGCAGCTTGCCGGCGTAGTAGTAGTAAATGGTGCCGCTGGGCACTGCCGCGGAGATCGGGTTGTATTCCACGCTGACATCGGGCGTGATCACCTCGGCAAAGCTGCAGAGCTGCAGCGCCAGGCCCCAGGCGGGCGCCACACCCAGCGTGCCGGATCCGGCGAACTCCAGCTCGGCTTCCAGCAGCATGCTTTGGCCGACCAGGATGTCTTCCATGTGCCCCAGCGCTGGCGTGGCAATGTCGCGGGCTTCCATCTTGGCTTCCAGCGGCGTGATGTTGGCATTGCGCAGCAGAATGGCGTTGCTGTTGCCCACCGGCATGGCATCCACACCGTAGGTGGTTTCCTTTTTCAGCAGGGCGGCTTTTACGCGCGTTGAACCGGGCATGGTGGTCAATCCTTCTTGGTGGCGGGTTTGCGGCTGGTGGTATCCACCTGCACCGTGACGGTGTGGTCAGCGCCCGGCGCAGCGGCATCGATCTGCGCCAGTTGGGCTGCCATGGCCACGGGCAGCACGTATTCGCTGGCGCTGTCAGTGAGTGCGCCTGATACGGCACAGCGGGTAAAGGTGCCGCCGCAGGCGGGTACCGGGTGGTCTTGCGGGTTGGGCGGTGGTGCCAGCTTTTGCATCGGGTCTTGCATGTCGATTCCTCAGAGAAATGGCCAGGTCAGGCGGAACACCACCCAGCCGTGTGGGCTCTCGATCTGGCCGCTGATGCGCCAGCCGTTCAGCACGATGTCGCCCAGGCCTGCGGGCAGCGTGTGCATGAAGTCCTGTACTGCATTCACCATGGCGAGCTCCGCCGCCTCGATGTCGCCGTTGTTGGCATCCACCTGCAGGCTGCCGACCAATAGCAGGTCGATGCTGCCGAGCTCGGCCACGCGGCCCGGGTAGTTGGCGTAATCGCCACCGCCCTGCAGGGCGATGGTCAGCACGCCCTGGGTCAGCTCGGTGGCATTGCGCAGGCTGGGGTCTTTCCATTTGCGGGTAACCAGGTATGCCGGCATGGCGAAGGCCAGTGCCAGCTGCAGGGTGTCCAGGCGGTCGTTGATCATGCAAACAGCTCCCGCAGGCCTGCTTCGGTATGGGCGCGCAAGTAGGCCTGCACCGGGATGGCAGTGGCGACATAGGTGCGGGCCATGAAGGGATTGGGTGCGATGCCGCGCGCCTTGATGGCAAACGCAATGCCCCAGGCGTCATCGAGGTAGCCACGGTACTGGCGGTTACTGCGCAAATCGCGCTTTTTGCCATCCGGCCGCACCCGCAGCCGCACGTATTCCATGAAGTCGGATCCGGGGCGCATGTCCGGCAACTTGCCCGGCTTGCGGCCGTCGTGAACGTACTGGGCGTATTCGGTGTTGGGGCGCACCAGGCGCTCCAGCTCGCCGGCGCGCTCGATCTGGATGCTGTTGACCAACTGGCTATTCAGCCCCTTGGGAGCTTCTGCCTTTGCTACTGCGGCCACCATCTGGGCAGCGCCATCCACCACTCCGCCCAGTACATGGTTCAGCCCCGCCGGCGCACGCTGCAGCGCCAGGCGCATGCGCTGCGCGTCCAGCTCCATGAACCCGCTCATGTGCGGCACCCCAGGAATTCATCCAGCAGCACCTGGTAGAGCGCTGCTGGGGTGCCATTGCGCGGCGCCTGGCTCATGCCGTCACGCAGCGCCACCGGCTTGAAGATGTTGCGCATGGCCAGCTCGCGCATTGCCTCGGCTTGGGCGCGCAGCAGCAGCAGGCCTCGGTCCGCCAGGGCCACGGACGTGCCTGCAGCGGTATCGCCGATCTCATGCCGGCCGAAGTAGCGGTAGCGGTAGTTGCGGCCCAGCTGCTGCAACTGGCAGGGGGTAACGGCAGGGATCAGCGTGATGGCCTTGCCCTGGTCGGTGTCGACGACGATCGCTTGTGGCAACCGCCCCGGGTAATGGGCCTCCCAGACCTGGATGCCATGATGAACACCCCATGTCGGGGAGTGGAACTGGCAAAAATCCGCCGGCAGCAGATAGGTGGATGGCTCGATCTGGTCTGCTGCCAGATCGAATCCTGCATAGCGCATGCGCGGTCGCACACGCACCAGGTCACTGGCCGCAGCATCCAGCAGGCGCACGAAGGCGGCATCATCCTGTGATGCAAAAATCTCCGCCGCGTCATGCAGGGAGGCTTTCAGGTCCGCAACCAGATCCGCGCGCGCCATGGTCATGGTGGTTACGCCTGCTGATCCGGTTGCTGCGACTGCTCGCCGGCGGCGTTGGCCGGATCTGCAGGTGCATCCTGGCCAGCGTCGCTGGCGCCGTTACCATCAACCTTTTGTGCACCGCGCTTCAGTAGTTCTTCAGCAACAGCGCTCAGCACGCCTTTGCGCGGGTTGGGGGCCAACTGCTCCAGCTCGCCCAGATGATCGAGCTGCGCATCGCTCAGGTCCGGTAGCGCTTTGACAATGGTGCCCACGGTGCCAGTCAGCAGTACTGCCTCCAGCTCGGGCGGCTCGGGCCGCGGATCTGGATCGGCCGGATCACGCGGGCGCAGGTGTGGTGGCAGCTCGTCCGGGTAGAAATGGCGCGTTTCGCCTGGTGCAATGATGGCGCTGCCGATGTACATCAGGCCGCGGCCGGTGTTGGTCACCGGCACTTGAATCTGTTGCATGGTTTGCTCTCCTCGATGGGCCCACCTGGCAGAGGCCAGGCAGGCATGGGGTGCTACGGGGGTAGTGCGTTAACCCACGCGGTTGACGCGGCCGGTACCGCTGTACAGCGTGATCGACGTATTGGCGTTCTTCAGCTGGGTAGGGGTGTGCAGCGCAATCCACTGCGTGCCGAAGGCTTCCTTCTGCGCAGTGAACAGGCCGGAGCTGTCGCGGGAGTCCTGCAGCTGCTCCATGCCCCACGGCTTCAGCAAGCGGAAGCGCGTCTGGTTGCGCTCGCCGATCAGCACACGCTGGTCGCCGATGCGCAGGCCTGGTGCAGTGGTCTTGAACGCTGGAACATTCTTGATCCGGCCGAGGTTGCCGTCGGCAGTCAGGTCGGTACCAGGCTTCGAGTAGGCAGCGAGGAAGGTGCCGGCCTGCTCGATGGCGGTCATCGTGGTGCCGGACATCAGGCTCAGATCGGCGCGGTAGTAGCGCTGATCCTCGATGACGTTCTTGCGCAGGGAGAAGCGGTAGATGAAGTCATCCCACTTGTCCTTGACCGTGCTGGCGCCCAGGTCCGTATCGAAGCGGTACGTGTTGCTGGTGTAGCTGTAGGCCGTGGCCACAATGGCGGTGGCATTGGGCGGCACGATCGGCGTGCCGGCCTGGTCGACGAACATCACCTCGCCCTGGTTGTAGTTCATCACCCAGTACACGCCGGCGGACTGGGCGCCGGTGCCATCCCATTCCGTTTTGGCGGCGCCGGCGTAGGTGAAGGTCACCGGATTCAGCGTGCTGCCGATCTGCGCACCCTTCAGATCGCGGTACACACGCGGGCGCACCACCGGGAACTGGCTCAGCACGAACACGGTGTTGGTGCCGTTCACCCCGGTCAGGGCTTCGTTGGTCTTGGGGATTGCGCCAAATTCGTCGGCGGCATCGATCAGCTCGTTGAAAATGAGGCGTTCGGTATCCTCGCCGATGATGCGCGTGGCGTTTTTGCTGTTCTCGGCGATCACGTCGAAATCGATCTGGCCGTTCTGCGACAGCAGCATCATTTCCTGCGAGACCTGGAATGCCAGCTTCTGCGGCAGCGGGTAGGCGCTTTCGAAGTCCTGCTTCACGCCGGCGCGCTTGATGCCCTGGGCTTCAAAAGTGCGCGTGCTGTTGATACCCGCGGCCGATGCATCGCGCCAGCTGTACGGGATGCTCACCTGGGCGGCAAAAGTGGCGGTACCGAAGTCGACGAAATTCAGGCCGGTCAGGTTGTAGAGCGATTCACGCAGTACCGTGCGCTCGAAAATCGCCGGCGTCTTGATGTCGCTGATCGAGCCGACACCGCCCGCCAGTGCGCGGTGCTCGGCCAACAGGCGGGCGCCGTTGTCCTGGTCGAACTGGCGCAGCGCCAGCGAGATCGCTTGTGCCGTCACCGCGTTGGGCTTGCGTTCGGCGCCAATGCTCAGGCGCTTGTCCACCTCGGCCTGCATGCCATCGATGGTCTTGGTATCGTCAACGGTGACATGCACGCTGCCGGCAGGGCGAAAGCCCATGGCGGCCAGCTGCTTGGCTGCTGCGTTTTCGTTGGCGCTCTCGATCAGGAACTGGCCCAGCTGCTTGACCTGGTCATCGCCCATGCCGTCGGACAGCATCTTGCTGCCCTTGTCGATCAGCGCAGTGCGGGTGGGCTCATCGAGCGCGGTAGCGGCATTGATGGCGTCGCTCAATACCTTGGTGCGGGCCGCGCGGGCCTCGCTCAGTTGCTTGGCGGCGGCCTCGTCGGCGGCGCGCAGATCGGCCAGCTGTTTGCTCACCTGGGCAGCCACGTCGGTGGGGTTGGTGTTGCTGGTGTTGACCGACAACTGGATGGTGCTGCCGGCAGCCAGGGCGCTGGCCAGCTGCACGACATTCGCCTCGATGGTATCGACCACCACCTGCGCGGTGTTGGCATCGGCGATGTTGCCGTCGCTCAGCGCTTTGCGGGCGTTGTTGCACAGCAGGGTGATGGTGGCTTCTGGCAGGCCCTGTTGCTTCAGGTTTTCTGCCAGTTTGAGGATCAGTTTTTCCCACATGGTGCGGATCTCCGAGAGTAAGGTCGAGGCGAGCTCCGGATGCAGCAGCACCGGCGTGGTGCCGGTGGCCTCCGAGAGCTTTACGGGGTCGAGGTTTTTGATGACGGGGCGGGTGGTCAGCGCGGCGCCAACCAGCAAGCAGCCGTGGCGATTGCCGGCTTCGTTGTCGGTGAAGTCTTCCCAGTATTCGGCCGACAGGTACTGGTGCTTCTTGTCGCGTACCGCCTGCAGGCCGTAGGGGGTCCAGCTCACCAGTGCGCGCAACCGGTTGCCTTCCACGGCCAGGCGCAGCACGGTGGCTGCTGCGCCTTTGGCGGCTTCATGCTCCACATCGATGAAGATTTCCTGGCCATACACGCCGGCGTCGAAGTTCTTCACCATCGACAGCAACATGCCGCTGGTGATTTCAAAGCGGCCGTAGCGCGGATCCGTGAAGGAGCCGGTGCGGGTCAGGGTGATCCAGGACTGCTTGGGTTCGTCGCCTTCGCTCAGGTTCACACTGAGCCGAGACAGGAATCGCACTGTCTCAGTGGCAACTGCGGTAGCAGAGAGTTTGATGAGGCGCATGGCAACCCTTGTTGTTCAGGTCGCACGGCACGCGGGGAGAGAGGGGCCCGCTGCCGCACTGAACCGCCGGAAAATGGCGGTCTGTGCAGCAGGGTAGGGAAAGGGGCCCAGCCAAAAAAGGCCCCCAAAATGCAGGATTACAGCGGTGTGGCAGCGCCTGGTGCAAGCGGTACCGTCAGCCTGGCCACGTAGTCACCACGCAGGCTGTCCAGGCAGAAGATGCGGAATCCCCGGTCCAGCCAGTTGCGGAAATCCTCCTCTGGCGGGCCATCGCGCTGCATGTCGCAATGGATCGGTACCGAGATCGTATGAGTTGCCGGGCTAGTGGTCATCGCCATGCTCCAGCTCGAATGCGGATTGTTGTTGCTCCAGCACCGCGCCAAGCGCGCTGCCCAGGCGGGCGAGTTCCTTGTCCACATGGCGCCAATCGCCCGGGGGCAGGTAGCGGCTGTTGCGGCGCAAGTGCGTCAGGCAGTCCACCACGCCGTTGCGGAACAGCAGCAGCGGCAGGAATGGCAGCGCGGCCAGCTGGCCGACGGCGGCAGGGGAGATATCAGCCGGCATGGTGGTCACCCCCGTATTGCTCCACGAATGCATCCAGTTGCTCGCGCGCAACCTCCTGCAGGCTGGCCAACCCGGCCAGCAGCCCGGCAAGCGATGCTGGTGGCAGTGTGCACAGGGGTTCACGCAGCACGCGCACCAGCGTTTCCAGCCCGGTTTCCACGTCCGCCAGGTTACTGCGAGCGGCATCGAGCACCGCCAGATCCGCGGGGCCCAGGGTGGCCCCGGTGTATGCAGGTGCGCTCATGTCACACCCCCGGCAGTGCAGGTTGATCAGGCAGCTTGGGCAACAGGGCCTGATTCGGCAGCGGCTGGCCCAGTGCTTGCGCTACCTCGCCGAGCAAACCGGTCAGCATGGTGCGCGCGTACAGGTCCTTGCTGCGTGCAACGTCCATGGTGAGCTGCCGGGCAATTTTGACCAGCTGCACCCGTTCACGGGTAAGTGCGCCGCCTGCCAGGTAGAACCCTTGCTGGCGGATGGCCGGCAGTACTTCTGCCGTCACCCACTTCTTGAACCGTTTCGCTTCGTCCTTTCGACTGGTGAGCACCAGCGAGTACAAGCCGGATTCGCTGATGATATTCACCTGTTCATTACCTCCCGACATACGGCTAAGGCCCTCAATACTGTTGAGGGCCTTTTCATCGTCGTCGAGGCGACGAAGGGCCATTGTTACGTTGTCGAGCCCGAGCGCGCTGCAAACGTCAGCAGCAACAAACCAGACGGTGCTATCAGACTTCAAAATGACCCGGACATTGGCGTCGGTCATGAACTGATGGATGGAAATAATGCCCACTTCGGGCATAACTTGCGGTGTGGTATGCTGAACTTGCATCTGATTCTCCTGCTTCGATTTTGGGGTCTGATGTCCGGCTCCATGGTGTTACAGCACCTTGGGGCCTTCTTTTTGGGCGTAGTTACCTGCCCGTTTTCTTTGCATCCCTCGCCTTTTCGTTTTGTTCCCGTAGCTCCAGCAGCATTGCAGTGATCTGGCCGGTGAGACTCCGACAATTTGCGGCCGCTTCTGCAGCAAGCCATTGCTTCAGTTCAGGTGGCACGCGTAGATTAATCTGCGGCAACGTTCTTGCACCTTTGACCATTCATTCCTCCGTACCCCACCGTGGGGTATTTGGAAAGTAAACCACCGTGGGGAATTGATGTCAACACCACCGTGGTGCAACATTGCTACATGTCACGCGAAGATCCGCAATACAAACTGAGAGTCCCGCCAGAGTTGCGGGAACAGATAGAACACGCAGCCAAAATAAACGGTCGCAGCATGAATGCGGAGGTCGTTGCGAGACTGCAAAGTACCTTCAATGCAGGTGTTGTGAGCACTGGCCAAGACAGCCGATGCCTGGAAGAGATCAGCGCATTGCGCGCTGATCTTGCTGCGTTACTGGGTAGCCCGGGGTTGGCCAAGCCGCGCTGATGGCGTGCCAACCCCTGTGGATAACCCGGAAAGCATTACGCAGAGCTTATGAATTCAGCGCTGCCAGCTCCGTGCGGATGCGGTTGACCACCGTTGCTTGCGATACCAGTACGTCGGTTGGCAGCGCATCCAGTGCGTTCTCTACACGCAAAATCAATACCGCCCTGATATCGCCATTCGATTCACGCGCGGCACGCAGGGCTTCGAACGCCGGTGCAAGTGCCGGATCCACGCCTGGCGCTGGCGCATCGCTCCGTTCCGCGCGCTTTTCGCTTGTCGCGGCCTCGCCAGGCCTGCTCACCAGCAGGGCGACGATCTGCGAGCCGACGATCAGCACAATGCCTGCCAAGAAGAATATGCCCCCGGATTCCATGGCGAGTTGCCGGTCAGCGACCAAACCATGGTTGATGATCCGGTCGGCCGCACCGCCGCCGCCCATTACGGAAACGTCGGCAACCCATGCCCGCACAATGTTGAACAAGCCGATGATCGTCAGTGCAACGCCCCAATATTTCATGATTGCTACCTTTTATAGGTTGATGATTTCGGGCGCTGCAGGCGACTGGTTTTCAAGCGCACGCATGAAGGCGTGGGCCATGATCAGGTTGCCATGCTGGTTGATGTACGGGTTCTCGTCGCGGCCTTCCAGGTACAAATCCAGCACCTTGCCCTGACCATCGAACTTGAAATCCAATACAGGCTGCTTATCCCCCGGAGCGAAGATACCTACCCATGCGGTCGCATCGCGTGGATCAGCGATCAATTTCATGACGGCAGTCAGCTCAATGCCCAATGCCGTGACCGTAAATGCGGTGTCGGACACGCTGTCCATACTCAGCACCTCTATCCGCGCGTTCAAGCTGTCGGAAGGTGGGGCAATGATGTTGTGCAAGAAGGTGTCGAACAGCTTGGTCAAGTCGATGTACTTATCCCGGTAATCGCTGAAAACGATGGGGGTTTTTGCAAAGAGGTGCATCAAGAATTCCTGTAAGCAATGAGATGGCCTTGCGAACGTTATGACGCTGTTGTAGTTACAAGGTTACAGCTAGCTTGTACTGCGCTTTTTATTTCGTCAAGGCGCAGCAAGCGGACAACAAAAAACCCCGCGCTGGCGGGGTTTTGTTGGGCGAAGGGCGCGGTCAATCCTTGCACGGGATGCCATAGCCACACAGCATCATGGCCGGCTTTTTAACTTCAGCACGATGCCAGTTGAAGTGCTGATCAGCGCTGTGGCGGTGCTTGACTGGTTTTGCAGCATTGGCTGCTTCCGCACGAGCTGCCTCGGCGGCGGCGTGCTCCGCTTCAAGCTGAGCTTGAAAAGCATCCGCAGAACGCGTGTAAGCGTCGGGGCCATCATAGAAAACAACAAGATCGCCATTACGGCGATCTTTTAGCGGCTTGTTGAACGGTATATGCATCATGTTTGCTCCCGTATGTACCTGAGCTTCAATTCCGTGCACACCTGCAACAACTGCAGGTGCAACACTTCAGAGCCGGCGTTACGTCGGTCGAGCTGGTCTGTGTTGACTAAGTTTCGAACTTCATTGTGCACACCAAGTTTAGCTTTTTCAAATTTATCATTTACAAGTGTGAATGGTGGCCAACCTTTTGCAGGTTTGTACATGATAAATCTGCTTCGAGGGCCCACCACTCTGATACAGGAAAGCTGATAGTCAAGAGCAAGGTCAATGTCTTCAATAGAGAGCGTCGTCCCACGAGGATGATTATGCGTGAACAACTGGTTGCGCATGGCATGCAAGTTTTCGTGGCCAAAGCCTACCTGATCTGCAAGGCCTTCCTTCCGGAGCAACATTGTTCCGTCTTGACTAAAAAAAGCGCCAGTTTCGAAGTCGTTATGACGGATGCTGTTCTCAAACTCGACGACTGCTTGCAACAGCGGCGTAGAGGTATCCGGGCGCGCTAGCGGCAGAGTGTCGTCGTAGAAGGCGTAGCCGCTGGGCGGTTGGTGAAATCGCTTAGTCATGCAGACGATTCTAGCGGTTTGCGAAAGCACTTTGCGCAAGCGTAAACCCTAAAAAGCGATTTTTTAATGTTGTTTATCGCTTCGGAAAACCGCTACCACATAGCTCAAGGTGTTGGGGTGGGCCGGCCACGGGTTTTTGCCGTGGGGGTATACCCCTTTCCCCAGCCCATACAGGTCTGCCGAGGCATGCGTATCGCAGATGTCATGCTCCAGATGGTGGGGACTGAGCAGGAAACGGGTGCCGATCACGTCGGGGTGCTGCAGCGCCACGTTCTGGTAGGCGGTGCCATGGGCGCGGTTGAGCTCGGTGCGGAACACGCGGGCGGCGTTGTAGTACGCGGATCCGCCTTGGCCAGTGAGCGCATCGGTGGTGGCGCGGGCAATGTTGACCGGGTTGGCAGCCTGCAGGCCGGGGTCGGTGGCATCTGGTCGCCGCCCACGGGCCAGCATGTCGCGGGCGGCTTGCTGGGCGGAAATGCCCCGCACGATGGCCAGCTCGATTTCGTTGGCAACCCGCGCCGTGGCCTGCCGGTCGTTGCGCCACAGCCGGTCGGAGAGCTTCAGCCCGTCGGCCTGCACCAACTGCTGCACGAAGCGCACCGCGTCCAGTTCGCCCCGCACCAGATAGTCCTGCGGCAGGTGTCCGGAAAACGGTTCAGTGCCCAGGGTAGCCGCGTGCGGCAGCGCCCTGTTCAGCAGGGCATTGCGTTCTTCGGTGAGTTTGGCCAGCCGCTCGATCACGCGCTGGCGCAGTGCATCCAGCGCCATCAGGCTGACCTGGTTGTCGCCGGCGGCCGCAGTCACGATCTGCTGGCCGATATCGTCTGCAGTCACCACAAACAAAGCGCGCAGATCCTGCAGGACCTGCGCGTCGTATTCGTTCATGCGTTCCTGGGCGGTTGCAGTGGCTGCCCGGATCTGGTCGGCTACCGTGGTCATTTCACGGCATCGGCCTGGGAGAGCAGCTGGGTTTTCTGCTGGCTGCCGCGGCTGGTGCCGTAGGTGTAGAAAATCGCCGCCATGGCCATGGCATCGAGCGTGCCCAGGATCCGCCCCACCAGTTCCGGGATGGCCGTCTTGGGGATGCCGTAGAACAGCGCCAGCCCTTCGAGCGAAAGCACCGCGACGACGATCAGGCAGGTGAGCCAGAACACACGGCGATCACCCATGGCCACTTCGCGGGCCCGGGCGCTGGCCCGGTCGCCGGCGTCGACCTCGTCGGCACGCACCTGCAGGTTGGCGATTGCTTCCTGATTGCGGAATCCCAGCTCGGCCATGTCGCGCTGGAACTGCAGATCTGCGTTCTTCAGGGCGATCAGCTGCTCGGGGGTGGCGCCCTGGATGGCGCTGGCCAGCGTGCTGGTGTCGGTGCCGGCATCGAGGCCGAACGACTTCAGCACGGCACTGATGGCCACCCCGGCAAGCGGGTTGCCGCCGGCGAGGGCGGTGCCGATCACCGGTGCGATGGCGCCGACCGTCTTTTTCCAGTCGAAGTCCATCACGCCATCCCCACACGGTTGGCCAGCCAGCCAAACAGAAAGCGTTCCTGGCTGGGTTTCTTCTCGCACAGCTCGACGTAGCGCGCGCCCTGCAGGCAGTTCAGGGCACGCAGCATCACTGTCACGCCAGTCTGGCCCCGCTTGTTGAGGTAGGCACTCAGTGCGCGCAGCGTGGCCGGGCCGATTTCGCCATCCACTGCGATATCGGCGTAGTCGGCGCCGCCCTGGTTCAGCGCGTTCAATGATCGCTGCAGCATAGTCGCTGCAGTGGCTGGTCCACAGTTCACGCCGGTATCGAACAGCTCGCCGGCAATCGCCATGGACAGGATGGCCACCTGGCTGAAGCCCGGCGCAATCCAGTAGCGCCTGGTGTAGATCTCGATGGCCTTGCTGCGAGGCAGATCCCGCATCGCGCCGGCGTAGCCGTTGGCCCGCGCTTCGGCGATGGTGATGCCCCACATGGTTTCGCCGCCTTGGTCGGCGGCGTCATTGGCATAACCACCTTCGCGGCTGATCAACCCGTCAATCAGGCTATTGATGTCCATGCTCAATGCTCCCGGTAGCCGATGATGGTGTTGGCGATCGCTTCCAGGCGGAAGATCGCCCGGGTGCCCATGTGGCCGGCGATGCCGGCCACCGCGGCGGTGGTGGTCAGAGAGAGCCCCACGCCTTGGCACAGGTAGAACGTCATCAGGCCGACAAAGGCGCTGCAGGCCAGCTCGGCGACGATGGAGATCAGCGAGAACTTGATCTGGCCCGCTTTCAGGCGGTTGAGGTAGGACACGGTGCCTCCGAAGAGCGCCAAACCGACCACCCAGGCATAGGTCAGGAATTCGCCCAACCATTCCGGGACTTGTTTATCGGGCATGGCTCACCCCCAGTTTCGATGGGTGCACGATACGGCTGCTGCGTCCGGCGAAAAAAGGTCCCCAAAGCGCCTAGCTGCTGATACTGGTGCTGCTGTCGCCTTTGCGACCGTTGCCCGGGGTCACTTTGACGGTTGGTGCCGCGGCCGGTACCGGCTCGGGGTAGGGATCGAAGCGGGCACCGTCGGCCTGCTGGCGCCGCTCGACGGTGATCGGGTCGTAGCCCATCTCCTCGAACACCATCGATGCCGGCAGCCCTGCAGCCTTGAGCTTGAGTGCGCGATCGGTCGTCTGGGTTTTGGTCTCGGTGCGCAGCTCGGCAAAGGTGAGCGTGTATTCGCTTTCGTCCGGATTGAGGCCCTTCATCAACAGCTGGATGCGGAAGGCCTGGGCGTAGGCAAAACCGATGGTGTCCTGCATCAGGTCTACCTCGTCGTAGTAGTCCCGCTTCAGGTCTTCCAGGATGTCGCGCGCCATGCCGTCGGTGTAGCCCATCATGCCCTTGGGCAGTGGCGTGCCGGCAAAGAAGCTGTCCAGCAGGTACACCACGTCGGCAATGTGGTCCAGGTTGGCATCCCCCTGCATGGGGGTCACGGAGCCCTTGCGGTTCAGGTAGTAGTCGGTGACGGTGCCGTGTGCCTGGTCCGCTTCCACCTGGTTGCGGTATTTGGTGACGTCTTCCTCGCCCGCGCCCTCCAGCACGTGGGCCATGCGCAGCGGTGCGCGCATCTGGCGCCGGATCACCAAGTTCTCATCGGTCAGGCGCAGCTTCTTCCATACCTCGCGGCTGGCATCGAGGAAAGGCCGTCCCAGGGCGCCGTAATCGTCAAAATTGTCCGGATCCAGCCGCACCAGGTGCAGTTGCCACAAAGCGAAGGTGGCCAGCTCGCTGCCGGTCTGCAGGTCGAACTGGGTGTAGGCCTGGGCAGGGTCGTCGAAGCGACCGGACGGGCCGACATTGGGCCGGATGGTTTCGGCAGGCATGCGCACCAGGTCAACGACGTTACGGTCGGCATCAAGCACCACCTGCAGGGGCAGGTTGCCTTCCATGAGGAAGCCGCGCGCATCCGATTTCAGCTTTTCAGGCCGGTTGAGCTGGCAACGCTTGGCGAACCTGCCCCATTCCTGGCGGATGGTTTCGTTTTCCACTGCCTGCTGCAGCACCAGGCCACCGCGCACGATATCGCGTGCCACCCGTGCATGAATGCGCTTTACGCGGCCGTCGCGCTTGTCCATGTCGCGGATCTGCAAAATGGTGGCGCGCAGGTCGAAGTCCACGCTCATCTGCTGGTAGATACGGGATACCTGCTGGTCCGGATTGGCCCGGGCGCCGAGCTCGCTGGTCGGCCGCGGTTCGCTGCCTGGTATCTGCGCTGTTGCCGGCGGAACAACCGTCACGCCAGGCTTGCCTGCCCGCTGCGCCCACCATTCACGAATTCCCATAGGTCACTCCATCGGGGGTTGTTACGCTGGTCACACTGCGCCAGCCATCGATCAGCCCGGCCTTGGCCAGGTCGGCGATGAAGGGCACCAGTTCGGGAAGGTGCTGGTGCACCAGGTCGCGTTTCTGCGCGATGGCCATGCGCTGCAAATCAGTGAGCGGCGCCAGCGCCCGCAGCGGCTTTTCCGCTGTTGAGGTGGGGGCTATACGCGAGTTCTGTTTGTATTCGGCCATACGGAATTGCTCCCTTTTTGATACTTTTTTGGTACTCACGCCATACTGCCCAGCAGCTGTTGGTGGCTCTGCACCCGGCTTTGAATGATCAGTGGGCCTTGATCCTCGCCCCGTGTGGTCAGTGCCCACACCCCGGCGCAGGCCGCATCGAACAAGTCATCGCCGAACTTGCTGTCTGCCATCCGGAATGTGGCGTAGCTGGTGCGGCTCTCGCCCTGCTTGATGTTCCCCAGTTGCCGGACGAAGGTGCTCCAGTCGCCGTCGCGCGGGTCGTAGTTCGACAGGCTGGGCGGGGTCCAGATCACATTCGCCGCAGTGCTGGAGCGGCAGGCCTCGGTGCCATCATCGAAGTACGGTATCGCTGCCTGGCTGTTGTGGAACGCCGCGCGCAGTACGCTGGCCATGCTGTGCTTCACCTGCCCGTCGAACCGGATAGGGGCAAACGCCCACGATCGCCAGGTGGTGGCCGTACTGTCGCCATCGCCAAAGGTGCGCCGATCGATGCTGGTCAGCCCGCGGCTGTACAGCAGATCATTCAGCGAGGTTAGCATCCCCAGCCCGTAGGCATCGCCCATTGCGTAATCCGGGTTGAAGTAGCACCAGAACCCGAACAAATCACGCATTACCACCGCGTCATCGGTGCCGGCCGGCCACGTCTTCACGAAGGGAAAGGTGAGGTAATTGCCTATCTGCTCGGTAACCGTGAGCGCTGACCTTGATGCATTGGCGCTTTCACCATGGCCGCTGTGGTCGTAGCCGAACGCCAACAAGCCCCGCTTCTTGTAGCGCGCACCAGGTAGCGGATCCGCGCGCTCCAGTCCGGCTGCGGTGCCTGCGGCCATGGCCTTGCGGATGTACTTTTCCCAGATCCAGTTCTGAGCGGCGACGTTGCGACAGAGAAATTGGCGGATGAACTCGCCCTCGGGCATCTGGCTACGCATCTCCAGCATGAATTTCTCGTTGAGGATGCCCAGCTCGATGCCAAGGTAAACATCGACCGGGGTGAGCAGGTGGTATTGCTTGGTATCGATCAGCGCCTGCAGGACGTCGGCGCCCTTGAATACCCCAGTGATGCGGACGCTGGGCTTGAAGCTGGCGGTGCCGGGATCCACCCCCATGCGGCGTGCCGAGCCCAGCATCGGCATGAAGCGCGACATCAGCCGGTCCTGCGGCATGTCATCGGTCTCCTCGAGCGAGGCGATGGTGAGCGCATCGCCGTCGATCTGGCTCATGATCCCGTATGCCGAGGCCTTGGAGTGGTTCACGAACTGGTAACCGGTGTCGCGCAGCTGCTCGCGGCCGCCCTTGACCATGATGTAGCTGGACAGGATGTCGCTGCGCCTGATCGCATCGATGTGATACGTGAGGTTGGTCTGGCTTTGCTGCATGCGCGGCGCCACGATGCCTTCTTCCTGATATGGCGTCGTCGCGAGCTGTTCCAGGCAATGCATTTCCTTCACGGCGGTTTTGCCGGTACGTCGGCAGCTCACATCGATGGTGTTGGCGTGCTGGTCCATTTCCTGCATTTTCAGCACCTGGACCGGATCCAGCTCCACGTTATGGATGTGCTTGTGCCAGAGCACATGCGGACGGATACCGGTGCCGGCGTCGACACGGGCAAAGCGCTGGATCTCGACCTCGGCGCGATTGGCGGACTGGACGCGTTGCGCGCGGGTGACGCGTTCAGCCATCGTTGCCGCCGTTTTGCTGCTGGTACTCGATCAGGATGGGATCGCTGTCGCGTCGCTGGCTGGCTTGGGCGATCTTGTCGGCAAGCGTGCCCAGTGCGTCTGCCTGCTTGGTGATGAACTCGCTGATGGCGCCCTGGTTGCCCACATCCTTGAGCCGGCCCAGCTGCTGCTCCTCGCGTTCGTGCACTTTGGGCGTCATGGCGAGGTCGGCCAGGCTCAGGTTGTTGCGGCTCAGCAGCTCGGCCAGCACCTTCAGCAGCGGATGGCTTTTCACTTCCTGGATAAGCACCTGGTCACCGGTTTGTGGATCCAGATACTGCGCAAGATGGAAGCCGCCTTCTTTATCGTGGTACCAGGCTGGGTGTCGCAGTGTCACGCCGTCGGCGAGAATGGTCTGCAGCGTCTGCTGGATGATGGCCAGCGTAGCGGCCTGCATGCCGGAAAAGATGCCGGTGAGCTGCGAGGGGTCGCGTTGCTCGAAAGCGGCGTGGGTTTGCATGAACAAGACGGTCTGCTTCTCGCACGCCGGCTGCTCGCTGCAGTAGTAGCGATCGATGGTGCAGCTGCTGCAGAAGCTGTAGCCGTCTGGTTTGGCCGGGAAGTAGGTGGCGGTCTTGGCATGGATGCCGTGCTTCATCGCATTGAAGCGCGTACGGCGAGCTTCCTCGGGCGTAGGGTGGCCGTCGAGGTTGGCAGCTGTCGCCGCTTTGCCTTCAGCCGTCCGCGGGCCCGTAGCATTGGCCCAGGCCTTCATCAGTGCGCGTTCATGGGGCGCCTGCAGGCACTCGGCGCCGCACACGCAGTGGCTCATGTATTCGTAGGGGTGATGCGGCCGGTCAGGCGCATCCATCACCTGGGAAGGTTCGGCTTTGAAGGTCTGCCCGCATCCCCGGCACTGGAAGGTGATCTGGGACTGGGGCTTGGAGAGGTCGCGCTTTGCCATGCTGGGCATCATGCAGGCACAGCGCCAGCCAAAAAAGGCCCCAAAAACGCCGGCTCAGCGCGGGCGGTGCGCCTTCACCACGCGCTTGATATGGTCGATGGTGAGCTCGGTGCGCATGTTGCTACGGAGCGCGCGCTGAATCTCTGCCGGCGTGTTGCCTGCCTGATCGAGCGCGGTGATGTAGCGGTCGCGCTCGGCACGGATCCAGCTTTTGTACGAGCGCATTTTCACAAACACCATGCCGTTGTCGGCCCGGGGCAGCTCCTCGCACTGGTCCAGCGTGCGCCAGAGTTCAAGGAACGCATCCACCCCGATGCGCGCCGCAATTTGCAGCCAGATCGGCTGCATGCGCATCTCGGCCAACTGGCCGAGGCGCGGGTCTGGAACTTCAGAAGCATTGCAGTTTTCCAGGTACCCACCCCCCCCACAGGGGGTCAGGGGCACCTTACGCCGACCCCCCACCCCTGTTGTAAGGGAGGGGTGAAGGGGGTGTGAGCCGTCCATTCCGTCGATGCTACTGCGCTTTTCGTGCTGATCCTGCACTGATGCTCTCCAAGGGCAATGCGGGTTGGGCGGGTGTGCTGCTGACGGCTACTGCGCTTTCCTGCAAGACCACGCAGTAGCCACCCATCCGATTTAGCCTGTTATTGAAGGGACTTTGCAGGGCATGCGCGGGCCCCCACCACCATTGGTATTTAGACACATTGCTGATACGGGCTATAGAACTTGTATACATCAGACTGGACCCGTAAACGGGGGTCTCTGCTGTGCATCCAAGCGCCGCAGCAGCTCGGAGGCAGGCGTGCGGATCTTGGATAGCGGGTTCGCTCGATCGACCGATGCAGTGCGCTTGTTGATGGCCAGGTGCAGGTAGATCAACGTCGACTGGTGAGAGCTGTGCCCCAACAGGTCGCCAGTCTGATCGAGAGGGACATCCGACTCGGTCAGCTCGGTGCCGAAGCGGTGGCGCAGTGAGTGTGGGTGCAGATCTGCTTCTGGGACACCTGCCCGAATACCATAGCGCCTGATCATTTCCTGAACACCGCGATGGCTGAGCCGCCTGGCATCGCCATGGAATTCATGCGCGGGTATGCGTGAGTTGCGGGTTGATATCCACATGGGGCGGTCGCCGTTGGGCAGGGCAGCATCGATGTGCTCATGGAGTGGATGTTCCAGGTAAACCCGCAGTAGCAGCTCAGCCTCGCGCGGTACCGGCTGCAGGCGCTCCTTATCGCCCTTCTCAAGCACCCGCAACGCCAGGCGTTTTTGCTTCTTCAGTTCGTACTCGACCAAGCACGACCTGTTGAGCGCGACCAGGCCAGCCAGTCGGAAGCCGCAGCCAGCGATCAACGAGATCATTGCCGCATCACGCACACCCTCGAAGGTGCCGAGGTCAGGCTGGGCGATCAGCGCCTCGAGGTGGCCCAGGGATATCACCCGGGGCAGCGGCTTACCCGCTTTGGGATAGGGCAGGTTTTCTGCTGGGTTGAAATCGCCCAGGTAACCACACCGGTCCAGCCAGGCGTAGAAGCCCCGGATACAAGCCACGTACGGCACACGGCTGCGGGCATGCAGGCCGAATGCCTTGTTCAGATGCAGACCAGTAAACACCAGCAACTCATCTTCGGTACACGCGCAAGGATCGCGCCCGGCCAGCCAGTCGCGGAAGCGATACAGGATATCGGTGTAAGCGGCACCAGTGCGCTCGGCCCGCCCTTCGTTGGTCTTCTTGAATTCAATAAATCCGGCGATCAGTACGTCCATGGGGCCTCATGCGGGGGGACCAGGGGGAAAACACACCCATGATCCGTGGATTGGCGTCTCGTCAATTATAACCCTTTGTTTTATAGGTTATTTATCCGTTTCGCATTCCATGAAAAACCCGTGGATCACATGCACAACCTGTGGACAGTCTAATGTAAGTTTAAAATATTCATGGAATATCCCCATTTACCTGTGGAATGCCATTACCCCTTTTATCTATCTCTATCTCTTTGTTTTAAATAAAAAAAGATAGATATAGAAAGGAAGCAATCACGAAACTGACAAATGTAAATCCGTGGAATATTAAGCGATATCCATGGAAAAAAAGTTAGACCTGTGGGGCACTTATTTTAACGAATCAATAGGTTATGACAATCGTAAGCGACAATCCACAGGTTATTTTGCGCTGCGGTCCTTTTTCTCGCGGGAAAGTAGTCGCGCTGTCTCGGGCTAGGGGTTTTGTAGGAAAATTCCAAAAGTCGTGGGTATAGCCCCCGCACTCGCTGCTGCCGAAGGCTAGGCGCTGTGTTTTTCTTTGGGGGGAGCGGGGGGACGACGGCAAGAGGGCGAAAAACTCGCTTGGCCAGGTGCATAGTTGCAGTCGCCGGCGTGCGCCGGCGACGGCTATTTGATCTCTAGCAATGAGAGCCGAAGGCTCAAAAGGAAGCGTATGTGGTTCGAAGCATCAAACCCGTGGTTCCAAATAGTCGCCACAGGGCTAGTCGCAGCTGTAGCAGGCCCCATGGTGACCGTCGTCCATGGGTGGATCAAGGAGCGAAAGAGTGACGGGCGCGAAAAGGTTTACGCTTCACTGCAGCTGATAACAGCTCTTGAGCAATACACGCTGGACGTAGCCCAACTGGTCGCAGATCTGGACGATGCCGAGTTTGAGGCGAGCCAAGAACATGACTACGCGCCGTTTGCAAAGATAAAGCAGGTTCGTTATGAGCCTCCTTCAGACGTGGATTGGCGTTGGATTGGAGCGAAGGAAATCCAAGACGTCCTGTCGCTGCCCAATAAGATCAAGTACATGAAGGCTGAGCTCAACAGCATGAATGAGTGGGCAGACCCCTTCCAAATGTCAGACTTTGATGGCGCGGAATCGAGCGCATTGGCTCTGCAGGCATGGGAAACCGCGGCAAGAATCCGGAAGTCCGCACGCCTCCCCAAGGCCGATTATTCGATAGGAAAGTGGAAATTCTTGGAGACGCTTACCCAGCGCCGTGACGACCGGATAGCGCGGATGGCAGAGGCCGAGAAGAAAGGTGGCAACGACATCTAGCGTGCCCCTACCAGCCGTTTCCGAAGGTCTAAAACAAGCCACCCATGGCCAGCGGCTCGAAGTTGGCGATTACCAGCTCCCCAAAGCTCGCCCTCTGGCCCAGATCCCGGCCGTTGGCCACGCTGTATTTCAGCTCCAGGCTCTCAGTCCAGAAGCCGCTGAAGGCTACCCGGATCTGCGGGTGATCGTTGATCGAGACCAGAACCTTGCCCTTGCAATCGCGCATAAAGCTGGCCATCTGCAGGTAGTTCTCGTATGGGAAATCGACTCCGTAGCCCTCGGTCTCCCAATAGGGCGGATCCAAGTAAAACAGCGTGTGGGGCCGGTCGTACTTCTTCACGACATCGAGCCAAGCCAGGTGCTCGATGTACACCCCATTGAGGCGCAAGTGGGCGCTACTCAGGTTCTCCTCGATGCGCAGCAGGTTCAATGCCGGCGCCGTGGTGGCGGTACCAAAGCTCTGTCCCTCCACTCGTCCACCAAATGCGTGCTGCTGCAGGTAGAAGAAGCGCGCAGCGCGCTGGATGTCTGTGAGGGGGTGAGGGGGAGTGTCCTGCAGCCAGTCGAACACCTGGCGGCTGGAAAGCGCCCACTTGAACTGTCGGACGAACTCCTCGAGGTGGTGCTGCACCACGCGGTACAGGTTCACCAGTTCGCCATTGATGTCATTCAGAACCTCGCATTTGACCTGCGATGGCCGCATGAAGAAAAGGGCCGCACCGCCGGCGAAGGCCTCGACGTAGCACTCATGGGGTGGAAACAGTGGGATTAGCTTATCGGCCAGACGACGTTTGCCGCCCAGCCAGGGAACGATTGGATTGGCTACCATCGTTTGCTCCTGGGGAGGGCGCTCGTTGGCGCTCGGGGGTTGGGGCCGTAGCCCTGAATATGCTTGTGCCTCGGCATCGAGGGCACTTGATGGTCAGCCAGGTGAACTGTCCTTCTGCCAACTTCTTACTGCAGTGTACGCAGCGGATCTCGTTCATCGGGGGGCATTTTTCGTTCCGCAAAGTGCCTTGGAGTGTAATAGATTCGGGGCCTAAAAGCCGCCAACTTTGACGGTTTTGCGGAACGTGAAACCGGCTGTAGCCCGCATAAATGCTAGATTCCACGCTGGACTTAAAATCCCTCGCCTAACGGTGTGCCGGTTCGACCCCGGCTCGGGGCACCATCAAATAACGGCGTGAGTTGTAGCTCCGCGTGGGCTGCGAACTGCGTCGTGTCATTTCCGCATCTATGGGTGAATTAGCCCTTGTCATTGCAGGCCCATCGCGAGGGCTGTGCGAGCTTCCTGAGTTTCTTCCTGACGCCGGTTTCTGCCATCTGCGGACAAGGGCACCTTCATCGCGGATGAAATCAGCCACACCGGCGCGCCGGACAAGCTCACCATCCGCGCCAGCAGCGCGGACTTTGCCAGCGGCCTGCTCATGCAGCGCGAGCGCTCGTTCCACGGCAAAACGGTAGGGGAGATCGTGCAGACCCTCGCCAAGGTGGCCAAGCTCTCGCCGGTGGTGGCGCCGGCGCTCGCCCGCCAGGTGGTCGACCACATCGACCAGACCAACGAGAGCGATGCAAACTTCCTCACCAGGCTGGCTGGCCAGTTCGATGCCATCGCCACCGTCAAGGCAGGGCGCCTGCTGTTCGCGCCCATGGGCGCCGGGCTATCCGCCAGCGGCAAGCCGTTGCCGGCCGTGCACATCACCCGGCAAAGCGGCGACAGCCACAACTACAACGTGGCCAACCGGGACAACTACACCGGCGTGTGCGCCACCTACCAGAACACCAAGAAAGGGAAAAAGGGCGAGGTCATCATCGGGGAGCGTAGCAACCTGAAAACCCTGCGCCACGTGTACGCCACGCAGAAGGCGGCGGAGAGGGCAGCAAAAACCAACTGGAACCGCATCCAGCGCGGCGTTGCCGAGTTCGGCATCACGCTGGCCATCGGCCGCCCGGAGCTGTTCCCGGAACTGCCGGCCGCCGTTGCCGGCTTCAAGCCCGCCATCGATAGCACCAGCTGGATCATCACCAAGGCAACGCACACGCTTGCGGACAGGCTGGGCACAGTGCTGGAGTTCGAAACCAGGCTTGATGATTTGGGTGAGTAG